GCCGTTGCGATCCAATACCTTGTATTCACCCCAAGCACGTTTAGTTATAGGCTTGTCCCAGTTTTTTAGAATCCAACTACTGCTGTTCTTTTTATCTTCGCCACCGACTCCAAATACAAACTCTACGTCAGGATGATTGCCATATATTTTTTGTTCTGGTATTTCGCCATCAACTCTATCGCCGCCGTTTGCAACAATAAGTTTACCTGTAGTAGTTTGTAAAAGGTAACCTATGGCATTACTTGTTCCGCCTGTATCATCGTCTTTAACAGGGATAACACTATCTACCATATCTAGATGTTTAACTATGCTTGCTCGTTCATCAAAAGGCATAAATGCTCTGCCTTTTTTATTTATAAGCCACTGGTCGCTATTAAGCCCTACCACTAGTTTATTACCTAGTTTTTTTGCTGCTTTAAAATATTCAATATGTCCGCTGTGTAAAGGATCAAATCCACCGGTTACTAATACTGTAGTCATACGGTATTTAATGTTTCCAACCAAATATGTAATCTTTTCTGACATTAGTAATTTCGTATGCACCAAATGATTTTAAATATTTTCCAGCACATTCATTTGTGTCTGCTTGCTGTTCGCATACTATTATTGGTTTGTATTTTAGTATTGTATCCATTGCACCTTTTAGTACTTCTAACTCATGTCTTTCGCAATCGATCTTTAATAATCCAAACTTAGGTAAATCTAAATCATCTAATCTTTTTATTTCAATGTTTCCTTTACCTATATTACTTACAAAACTACCACCTGTGTTTTCGCTATCGTAGACCATTTCAACTTTGTCGTTTACACTTCCTAATGCAAACCGATTTATTGTTACCGGTAATCCCTGTACATTTTTTTCTAAGCAACTGTATACTTGTTCTAAAGGTTCGAAAGCTATTACATTTTTAAACTTTTTGGTTAAAGGCCTTGCCCACAATCCTACATTTGCTCCAATATCAATAGCGAGATCAAAATCTGTTACGTATTTGTAAGCTACATTTCTAACATCATCTTGGTATTCTGGTGGACCACCTTTTTTAACTCTTTTTGTTATTAATCTTTCAAAGTGATCATCTGTTTTAGGCATCCAATAGTCATAAACTTTTTTCATATTTTTTCCAATATCACAATATACTTAACAACATGTTTTGGCGGTCCTTTTTTGACAGGAGCGTGTCTTTCCTTTATTGTTTCGAATATAATTTTCCACCCGTCTAATGCTTCAATTTTATTTTTCCACCATGTGGGATTTTCAACAATCAAATGCGCATTGCGACCATCGCTAAGTGCTTTTTTTGCAGGATGACATGCAATTAAATGATATTGATAACGTGTTGATCTAGATGATAAATCTTGTAACGTTTCGTCAATAAGATCAGGTTCAATATGTTCTAGCACATCACTGCTATAAGTCAGTTCGACTTTTTCTGGTAAAGGGTAAGGGAATGTCGCAGGATCGTATGTATATAATTTTATTTTTGGATATTCTTTTTTTATAGTATCACTAGTAAGACCTTTGCCAGCGCCAAAATCTAAAAAACTTTTAATATTGTGTTGTTGAATTAAGTTATGTACAACTTCAGGAATATTTCTATTTTGACCAAAAGTTTTTTTACTATGTAGAACTTTTAGTTCTTCTAAATATTCATGTGAATAAGACATATATTTTCCTTATAAAGTTGCGTCTTCCATTCCTGCAACTCTTAACTTTACAATATTAGTTATCTGCCATTGCTTTTGATCAAGTGCTTTAAGGACGCCCAGCCATTTATTTCTTACTAATGCAAACTCGTTAATAATCATTTCATAATCACAAACATCTTTTTCACCATCTACATATTTTTCTACGTCACGACTACTTAACGAACGTTGATAGTTTTCAAGATATTTTTTAAAATATGAGCTGCGTAGTTTTCGCAGCTCAATATTCATGTATTCTAAGATTGCTTCAATCTCTTGAAGTTGGTTAAATCGGTGTTCAACAATGCCTGGCATTGTTGCTGCTTGTTTTTCAACATTTCCAATAAGTTTGACTTCTGTTTTAGCAGTTGCTAATTCAGCTTCAAAATATTGTATTGCAGCAGGTATCTGACCGATATCTCTGCTTACACTGCTGTACCACCCCATATATTAATCCCAGTCATCGTCTTCGTAATCGCCGTCGTCGTCTAAATAATATTGAATTGCGCTGTCTAGATCTTTGTCATTGCCTAAAGCTTCTTTTAAAGTAATATCGTCAACGCCATAGTCAGCCAGCAGATCAATAAACTTTTCTGCTGCTATTTCTACTTGTTTTTTGTCTAAGTTTGGTTTAAACAAGTTCCAGATATCAACAATCTGATCTTCATTCATTCTCGGTTAACTCCTCGTTATGATCAATCACAACTTCTTCGTCGGTTGCGTTAGCGATATTTACCATTTGTGCTTCTTTTGCCGGTAAATCGGCCATGATCATTTCGAGTAGTTCACCTGTCCAGTTCTTACGATATTCTAGTGTTTCATTTCCATCGCTATCAATATACTTGTAGCGATTGCCTTGTTTTTCAAGTAATCCTTTTGCTTCTAACAAATCAAACATACCTGAATATGGATCCATTCCTGTTTCATACGGAATCTTAACTTGTACTGCTTCAAATGGTTTAGCATAACGTGTTTTCATAACTTTACACGCTGCTCTAATACCATTTACTGTGCTGGTTTTGTTGCCTTCTGCATCTTCTTTTAGTTTTAGTTTTTTCATTGCTACAACCATAGAACTTGCATACACAAAGCCACTGCCACCTGAAATCTTATCGTCAGGATCAAACATATCTTGCGATGCATATGTGTGGTTAGTAACACACATACCTACGTTGTATGAACCAAACATATTAACACAGTTAGTTACAAGTGCTTTTAGTGCCTTAGCCTTACGACCCATGTCACCTTTCATGTCACCTGCTTCAAACTGATTAACTTCAGTTGGTGACATAAGCATACCTAATGAGTCAACTACAAACAATACTTTAGGACGATCTGCTTCATCCATAGAACGATAATCATCCATGAACGTACTAATAGTTTTAGCAACATCGTCAATCATTGCCATGTTAAGTTTAAGTAACTTATCGTCACTACAATCAACACCTAATGCTTCTAGCCATGTTTGGTCTAATGCATTTTCACTGTCAATAAGCACAACAAAGATACCTTGTTCTTGTGCTGACTTTACAATGTTACCAGACACAATGTAAGATTTACCTGCACCAGATTCGCCTGCAAATACACTTACTTTGCCTAGTGGAACACCTTTGCGGAAATTACCGCTGAGTAGATAGTTAAGTGCATAGTTGCCTGTGCTGATCCAATCTTGTGGATCATTAAAGCCTGCACTCATACCTTTAATAGATTTTGTTAATGAGTTTCGAAACTTTGAAGGATCGAATGCTTTAGTAGCCATACATATCTCCTATTCTAAAAAGCAAAGGAAAGGGCCGAAGCCCTTTCTATTATTGATTTTGGCGTGCTCTGATCATTGCAAGAATGTCTTGTGCACCACCGGCTGGCGCTGCTTCTGCCGCTGCTTCTTCGTTTGATTTAAAAGGAATATCATCTTCAACTGCTGCTGGAGCAGGAGCAGGTGCAGGTGCTGCTGATTGCGGAGCAGGTGTCGGCGTTGATGCTGCTACTGGATCACCAGTTTTTGCTTGCATACCTGCTGGGCGGAAGTATTGACTCCAACGATCAGAATCATATGCTTCACCATCTACACTTGCTTCAAACATTTCAGTAAGAACTTTTAGTTCTACTTCGCCTGGCTTTTTAGGTAGGAAGTCATTTAAGTTAAACAATCCATGATTGTTAACTGCTGACATCTCTGCGTCACCTAGTGGACGCTCTCTACGAGCCCAGTTACTTGCGCCGTAGTCTGCGTAACCACCTTTGGAACCTTTTGACAAACGGAAATCAACACCCGCAGTATAATCTGTTGGTAGTTCTTCCATGTCTGGATCCATAAGTGCTGCTTTGATTAGTTGGAAGATTTGTGGACCAATAATGAATCTACGAATTGGATTCTCTGGTTGTGAATCTTCTTTTAGTGGATCATCAACAACAAAGCCTTGGAAGATGTAAGAACGTTTTTTCCAATACTTACGACCCATATCTTCTAGACTTGGATCTTTGAACCAGCCACGCACCTCTGAAAGGATTGGACATGATTCGCCATACATTTCCATGCATGGAACTTGTACTTGTACTGGACGTGAATCTGTTTCACCTTTCACACCAGCAAATGGAAGTTTAATCATCAAACGTTCTTTCCAAAAGAAAGTGTTTGAATCGTCGCCGTCAGGCAAAAAGCGTAACGTTGCTGTATCGCCTTCTTTCATATTCCAAAATGGGTAAATTGCGTTATCGCCGCCGCCGGTGCTTGTACCAGCTGTACGATTTTCTTGTTCTTTGAGCTTTGCTCTGATTTCTGCTAATGATGCCATAGTTATGCCTCCTTATATTGCCTATGTTCTATGTGCCTTTTATGTGTAGCACATGTTTATTATACTACACAATATTATTTATCTTGTCAACAAGAATTTCCAATCTTTTTCATTTTTATCAAATTTTACAAAAGGTTGTCTATTGATTGTAAAAAGTTTTTCATTCTTGTGATATGATAAGTTCCAAACTTTTTTATATTCCGGTTGCATAGCTCTATTTGTAACAAAGTTAATACCCGGCTGTGTATATGTTATAGTAACCTTTCCTAGCTTGTCAATATTCATAAGTTTTTCCCATTTTTCTTGAGGTGTATTGTGAAAAAAATGCATTTTTGTTAAAGTACAATATGTGTCAAACAGACTTGGTGTACTTTCTAAACACTTGTTCGCATCTAGTAAAAATGTAAGTAAACAGTTATCTCTTTGATAATCGAGCATTGCCATTCTAAAAAACCCCGGATGTATATCAAGCATTGAATGATTTGGAGAAATTGTTATAGGAGAATAATACTCATTGACTTGCGTATGAAAAAAATAATGTAACTTTGATATTTGCCATAATGGATCGTCATCAACCCAAGTGCCGCTTCTATTATCTATAGTTTTTTCATGATAATCGTGATTTATTAAATTGTTTTCTATTTGAGCAGCTAATGCTGTAAGAACATCAAACCGATGCCGTTTAGGTGTCCATTTGTTAGGTATATTGTCTAAAAATCTTTTTTTTGTTATTTTAAATAAAACTAAATCATTGTTTTTTAACGCTTGTTTTAGCGCACTGTAAGAATAGGGAATTTTACTACCAGCATACATGTAAAAAGGGGGCTTATCTATTTGTTTATGATAAGCCCGCTAATGCCTTTACTCGTTCTGTTTCTGGATATCTTGATTGTGCTATTTCTTCAGCCTGACGTTGCGCAACCATTGATTCTACTTTTTGCATAAACTTAGCAGCTGGTTCTACATATTGCGGACCATAATCTTTTTCTACCATAGTAAGAACTGCTGTTTCGCCTTTAGGAAATGTTCCGTTTTCTCTATCAAAGTAAGATAGAATGAACTCTCCGATTGGTGTTTTTTCTTTTTTTGGTTGTTGTGGTTGATCCATTGGTTCCATGCCTTGTGGGCCTACTTTTACATCCATTGTGTCGTCGTCTGATTCAAGTGCATCAGGTACTCCGTTGCCATTTTTGTCAACCCACCACGATCCTGTTTCATCATGTGAATCGTGTGGACAATCGCAACCTTCTTTACAGTTATGCATTTGGCATCCACAATCTTTGCAATGATAGTTTTGATATCCTGCCATATGTCCTTCGTTTATGTCTGAAAACTGTCCCATTAACTTTTCTATTGCTGTTTCAAACATATCATTTAATGTTTCTTCGATGTTATTAAATGTTGTATTTTTCTTTTTTTCTATACTTTGTATATTCAAGTTGTCAGGGCCTATTTCTTCTATTATGCCGTTGCCTATCAAGTTATATATGTATGGAAACACATCTTTTAGTTCTTCGTTAAACTGTTTAACTGTAAGTTGTTCTACCCATGCATCTTCAATGTCTGTTGGTACATCTTCTAATACTGGTGAAACAAAGTTTTCAAATGTTTCTTTGTAGTAAGTATATTTTTGTAGGTTTGCAATTTCTTTTTTTACGTCTTTTACTCTGTTATTTACAATATCCATATACTCGCTTAATGCTTCTGCCATAACACTTTTGCGATTCATATATGTTTTGAATTTTCCTAAACTTGCAAGCTCTTCGCTTAATCCTGTAATATATCTACCAAAATCATCAAACGCATGACCACCTTCACTTACATGTAAAGCTAATGCTCTAGCACCTTGTAAATGTTTTACTGGATATTTAAACTTTTCACCTTCTGGGGTTTCTACAAATATAGATGAAATATTTTTTAATCTATTTTCGCCTTCTCCAATAGGTGCAGAATGTTTTATTGTAACTTTTGCATTGCCTATTTTTTGAAAACTAGTTTTATTTGTACCATAAATTTTTGATTCTGCCATAGGATTTTCCTCGTTGCGATTTGTTGATAGATAGTTGTAATCTCTTTTTGATAAGTTTGATTTGTTTATATCTCTTACATCAAACTTTAACATTCTTTTTTTTGCAAAGAATCTAAGTTCTTTTAAAAAGTTATACCAGTTGTCTTGAGAGCTTTCTGCTTGATTATCTACAAAATCTCTAGCTACAATAACAGCTAATCCTTCTTTTGGATCTAAACTAACACTAACTTTTCCTAATGATACACTGTCTGCAACAAAATCAAAATCAAAGTATCTAGCTTCTTCTGGAACATTTGTAACCTGTCCATTTTCATCACCAATTGTTACGCTTTCAAAGCGTCCTCTAATCTTGTTAAAAAGATCTCTTGATATTACGTCAAACTTATTCATATAGTTATTTATCAATAATTACTACTTACAAAGATAGGCATTGGCATATCGTAACTATCTTCGGCTTCAATCTGAACAAAAGTATTATATATTTTTGGATCCCAATCTTTCATAACACTAATCATCCTTAATGCTAATAGAACAGCACTTATTAAATCGTCGTGAGCACCGGGCTTTGCTTGGTAACTACTTCCTGTTGCAACAAAACCTTTAAGTTCAGAAATAAGTGGTTTACTTCTAATAACCATTTTATCGTTTTCTACCATAGTTTTAAGTCTTGCACATGCAGTCACTTTACTACTATGTGTTGTATTAAATCCTTTGCGGAATTTACGAACATGTCCTTTTCGCATTGGTTCACTTATAAACATACCAGGTATATTTTCTTCGCCAAAATCATTAATAACAATAAGTGCAGCTTCACCTAGTCCATTGTTTTCTACACTCCAATATAAGCCGTTGTCACTACCACGCTCATCTCTAAGATACTTGCATATATCTCTTAGTACTCTTACTTGTCCTGGTATACCTGTTGTGTTATGTTGCCACTCAGCAACTTGTTCGTATGTAGGCAATTCTATAACTTGTATTGCAGAAAAATCGCCACCGGTGCCCATACTAGGGTCTAGTGCAACTGCATAGTTATACTTAGGATTTGGTTTTTTATACCATCTTGTTTGTCCATGACTTATTAAAGGAGATACTCCTTCCAAGACAGCAAGTTTTAAACTATTAATCAAAGTTTCATCATAAACTAAAAACTCACAACCGTATTCACGTCTAAACTTTTCTTCGCCGATGCGTCCAATTTCTTCCTTTTTCCATTTTTCGTCTCGATCAGGATGTTGCCACCAATCTGCTCTAAATGAATGAAAGCCATTTATGCCAACTTCATTTTCATTACCATATTCGTCAAATTTGTCTTCAGCTTGCTTCCATATAGTTGCAAATGTATCCTCATCAGAGTTAGGTGTACTTGTAATAATAGCACGACCACCAGTTGCTAGTGTAGGTGATATTGAAGTCCAAAACTCTTCCGCAATATTAGGTTGCACAAACGCAAACTCGTCACAGTATAGTAGCGAGATAGACAAACCACGTCCTGTGTTGCCCGTTGTTGTTTGACTTATAATACGTGAGCCATTTTCAAACTCTATGCTACCTTTGTTGTAACTTGTAACACCTGCTCTAATATAATCTGGACAAGTTTCATATACATATCGTATACGTTGCATGATTTCTTGAGCACCTGTGTATTTGTGAGCAGCAATAAGAATAGTTTGATCTGGATTAAACATTGCATACCAACACAAATAGATACTAGCACAAGTTGTTTTACCTGTTTGTCTCGGCATCATGTTGATATTAAATCTATATCTATGATATGATTCTAATAATCCAAGTTGATAATCATAGGGATCAAAAAGTAGTTTACCTTTTACAGGATGTTGTATGTTTGCAAAATGTTTTGCAAAGTACAAATAACCAGTATCGGTATTCATACAGGCAAGAAGATCTTGTACTTGATCTTCGGTAAATGTTTCTTGTTTGTTGGCTTTTTTTATTAATACGCCGTCTAATGACTTACTCATAAAGTATTTACTCAAAAAAATAGCGCCTGCGGGCGCTATTGAGTTCTGGGGGAATTACATTTTTACGCAGTTATCCACACGCTTGCCACCTTTCATTTTGGTGCCCATGCGCTTGTAGCCTTTCCAGCATACTTTGCCGTCTACGCCTTTTTGTTTTTCTTCTGGCAGTGTAGTGTAGCTAGGCTTTCCACACTCACTGCATGTCGACTTTTTTTCGTTTAAAGCTGCCCATAAACGATCTTTGATAGATGCTGTTTCCACAGCTGGATCTTTTACACGAATTGCTTTCATGTCTTTTTGACGATGCAAGTCATCACCGCTTGGAAGCATATCCGGTGTGTCCATATATTCTTCTTCTGGCTCGTTAGCATATGCTTCGTCCATATCTCCCATATAATCTTCAATATATTCTTGAGCCCTCTGCATTATCATGTCAAACTTATCACTGCCGCCATCTTGATCAGCCATAGCATCTGCCATTTCTCCGGCAGCATCCTCTATATTACCTTGTTTGATTAATGCACCTACTTTAGCAACGTCAGGTTCGCCATAGTACATCATATCTGTATCCATTTCGTCTACAAACTTAGCAATCATTGACGCAACTTTAGGATCAGCATCTTCTTCAATACTTTCTTCTGGAGCAGGCATCATAGGTGCATCTTGCACATTATTTACACTACCGCTTGTTATTGCTTGCAGTGCCATTAGCACTTTTGCCATTTGTGCAGTATCGTCTAACTTGATACTGATTTCGCCACCTTGTGCGCCCATGCCGTTATCCATTCCCATTGGAGGACATTCTGCGATTGCTGATTCCTGCAATGTTTTCTTCTCAACATTGTCGAAACCTTTCAAGATGTTTAACATTGCATTATCCATAATAATCTCCTAGCTTAATACAGCCTTGTTGTTCATTTTATCATCAGCAGGTGTTTCTGCTTTGTAATCTTTATCGCCATCTTCTTTTTTGGCTTTTTCCAGTTCTTTGAGCAAGTCCATTACTCTTGTACTGCCAACATCTGCTTGAGCACTTTCTCCGCCCATGTCTTCTTGTGTTAGCATTGTTTCGTATTCAGTGTCCTCTTTCTTTTCTTGATAAAGTTCTTGAGGCTCTTCAGGATTTCTTACAATAACATGGCTTGCAGGTACATCACAGCATTGTGCAATATATTCTTGTATTGCATCAGTTGTTGTTGGATATTTTACTTCTGCATCCCAGTAATACACATCAATATTTTCTAACTGTGGAAAATCTAATGGGCGTTCTTGAATAGGTGTTTTTTTGGCTTTGCTCCAACTTGCAACACTCCATTTTTCCATGCACTTGCGAATTTGTTCTTCGCATGTTTTACCGTAGTCACCTGCTACTCCAATTTTCCATGCATATGTTCTATGCGATTCTGTTAATAACTCTTTAATACTTTTCATTGTAAGGATCCTATTATATACTATTTATCACTATCGATACCTTTTAGACGTTCTAACAAGCTGTTTCTATCAGTAACTACAAACCCTTCTCCGCTAGTAAATCCATCTGTACTGCCAGAATCTTTGTCCATTTTTTCTTTTTTAAGTTGTAGTTCAACCATTTTTAATTTTTTATCTAGTTTTGCAACTTTGGCATCTAGATTAGTTTTTAACATAGTTCCTGCAACTTCAAATACTCTACCACTATAACGACTTTCGACATTCATACCTAAATCCATTAGATCCTCGTATGCCTGCATGGCTTTATCAGCAACTTCGTTTAATTCTTTATCAGCAAGTTCACCTAACCCTTTTACTTGAGGTAATGCAGCAGAAATTTTATCTAGTTCATTTATGTCTCTAAATGTTTCTTCTACAGATGGCATTGAGACTTTTGAAGTTTTATTTTCTTCTACTATTTTTTTATTTTCTGGTAAATCAAAAAGATTTTCAAGTTTTTTTGTCATAATAATATCCATTATATGCTAGTATTATTTATCTACATTACCTAGTGCCGCTGTGGAAAATATCTTGTTCTGTGACTACTCTAAATGTAATTTTGTTTTGTTTGCAATACGAATGTGCTGCTGACCATTTTGCATGATTTAATAATACATGAGCTTTGTTTTTTTGATTGCGGCCTGCGTTTTCCATAGTCATTTGATTACTAGGTTTTACTTCAATAAGTTCTGCTTTTTGCCTACCATTAGCATCTACATATGCAATAAAAAAATCAGGAACATATATTGTTTGTTTTCCAGTGAATGGATTTCTATATGGTATTTTTATTGCTTCGCTTGCCCATTTAGTAACACTAGGATGTTCATCACAAAACTTCATAAATGCAAACTCCCAACTACTTCTATAAGTTGGAGTTCTGCCACCTACATACTTTTCAGGATTCTTAATACTATATTTGCCTTGGGCCCATTTTGCCATTACTCAATGATATTCCTTTCTTCAAAGGATACATTAACATTGTCTTGTTTAAATCCCAAAACACTTATTTTGTTTCTATTATTATTTAAAATAGCAGTAACTAATCCTGTCAGTTTTACTTTATCAAGATTTTTTAATGATTCTAGTAAATCAAATACTGGTTTGCCTTCTGCTTTAGCTTGACTTAGTACCAAAGTTCCTGTACTTATACTAGCTTGTTTATCAAACCCTTTGCTTTCAAAAAAAGAGATTACTGCATCAACATCATTGCTTGAAAAATTTATACTATCTTTTCCATAGTTAGAAAAAAAACTTTTTGTTTGTCCAGCACTATCTATTTGAGAAATATTTTTTTCGTAACTCATTTAAATAAACCTTTTTATAATAGCAGATGTTATATTTTGTGCATCTTGATTTTTTGGAAAAATATAGTTTGCAACTGTGTTGCTTATAACATTTTCTACAATATTAGGTGCTTGACCTGGATTAGATAATACATTAGATGCATTTACAACCACATTAGATCCAAAAAGTTTTTGGTTTGTAGCTAAACTTTGACTGCCTAATAAAGCATTATCTCTACCATTTATTGAACTTGTTATAGTTGCTTGTCCTAAAGGACTAGGAGTTTGATCATATCTATAATCTCCAAATCCTGCAGGTATATTTCCAATATCTGTTCTATTTACATCCATAATAACTGCTTCGTAACTTATTCTCATTCGATTTGTTGCAAACTCAGATCCTTGACTGTTAACTTCGTCATGATCCCAAGATTCTATAATAGGATTAATCAATGTAAAACTTGTTGATGTTGGTGTTAAATCGTTTGTATGTAACTGAAAAATTTGAATACTTGTAAAAAAGTTATCTGCCTTGTTAGGACGATCTAATCCAAACTTATATCGCATAACTTCGCCATTATCGTATGAGCTATTTAAACCGTTGTTTCTAAGGTATGCAGGATCAGTAACTGGTGGAGATGTGTCAACTCCGTGATTAGCATCAGAGTAATAATAATCAAAGTATTTTTGAAACAAAAAGTTAGTAAGGTTAGCACTATCATCGTGCCATAACATATTGATTGGATCGTATTGAACACCTGTTTGTATAACTTTTTTTCTATTATATTGATTTAGTGTTTCGGTGCGCATTTGATAACCAGGTAAATCACATTGTTTAACTAAAAGATGCATTTCTCTTTTAGCAACATTATCTAAACCATTTGTTGTTAATATAATATTTTCATTTATATTTAATACAACATGATAAAGATGTTTTAACTTAGGAGACAAACGCATATTACCATCAACAAACACACGAGCTGCATGTTGATAATCTCTAAGTGTACTTCCTGTTACATTGTTTGCAAAGTTATATTGAGCCATATAGTATTTATCTTGTATATTAAATGCGTATAAAATAAAAAAGCAAGGAAAACTCCTTGCTTTTTATTATGCCAATAGTTTTTGTAAACCTTAGCCGCCGACGCCGGTAACGTTGTTTGTTAACGGTCCGTCTATTGTGACATCATTTGGGTTTTGGATTGCGTTATCATATTGAATATTTAAAGTGATTGATACAGGATCATTGTTTGCATATGCTAAAGTATTATAGTTTACTTCAGTTACATAGCAACCAAAAAGTGCCCAAGTATCTAGTGTTCTTTCTTCAATAGCACCATTACCGCCGTCAAGAATATCAATGTCCATTCTAAACTTATAATCTTGTCCTGATACCGGTGCTGCTTGTTCTGCAAAGTCAAACTGTTTTTGTATCTGTGCAGATACAGCAGCTTGAACATTATTTGAAACATCGTCTCTTAAGTTAAGTGTGACAGGATTCCATGTGTGTTTACCTGCTAAGTTAACCTTTGAGTTGTAAATTTCAATTGGCATGTTTTCAAATGTTAAGTTTGGTCTAGTTACGTCAATAACTTGCTTTGTAAGCTCATAGTTTGGCGGTGTACCTGTACCAAAGTTGATAAGTCTAACACGGAAACGATATTGTAGTTTTGGCATTAGTAAGCCTTCGTTACTATTTGCTCCTGCGTTAGGTACTGTAATTTTATTTAAACCTATTGACATATTATACTCCTATTCACAAGTATTTATCATATTAGGGGGTTATTTTATAAACCCCCTATTTAATGATATTATAAACCTGCAATCTCTCCTGTATTTTTAAGGCGAAGCGGAATGTAAATAAACTCTACTGCCTTAGTTGGTTCGATAGCAATATCTACATATAGTTCGTTTCTATCAATTCTTGCTGGTGTGTTGTTTGTTGTATCACAAACAACTAAGAAGTCTTGAATAGCTCTTAAACTTTGTAGTTCTAGCATTAAACTTTCTGTTGCTGCTTTAATCTCATCTCTAGTAAACTTATCATTAGGTTCAAAGATATAAGGTTTAGCAAGTTTTTTCAGTTGCGAACGTAAGTAAACAACTAGTCTTGCAACATTAACACGGTCTAATGCACTTGCATTTCTTGCACGAGTTTTTTGTCCATAAACTACTAAACCTGCGCCGTTTAAGAAAGTAATAGGGTTAACATTGTTTTCATAAAGGATGTTTCTTTGTCCTTCATTTAATGCAATACTTACAAACTCACCTTCGTTGTTGATATAACCAGTTGCAGTTGCGTTAGTTACGCCACCACGTCTAGTACCTGCTGGTGCAAACCATGGATAAGCAACTTGGTCATTTAGAGCAATAGTGCGTAGTGCAATGTGCGATGCTGGAACAACAATGTTGTTGCCTGCGTTGTCACTTGTGAATCCACTTGGATAGTAAACACCCAAATATTCATCACTTGTTACTAGACCATTTTTATCATCTTCTGCTGAAAGATTTTTGTTTGTTGCCCACTCGCTTAGTGATGTTGTATCACTTTTTAGTCTCATTGGCGAATCGCCTACAACAAATGCTGTCAATCCTCTATCAGTATTTAATGTGATCATTTCACCGATTAGTTCTGGATAACCAGGTGTTGCAATCAAGTTAAACACATTTCTTTCGTCATCACGGATGTCGTCATTGTTATTAACTGCTGCCTGTAGTCCTTGTACAACAACTTTACGTTGTGCATTACGTCCAAAGCTACCTGAACCATCTAGGTTGTTTGCACTTTCTGTAACCCAACGGTTTGCAAAGTATCCTGCCATTGATTCATCGCTGGCACGAGCATTAGTATCATCAACATCAATGTAGTTACGCTCATAACGTTTAACATTAAATCCACTTCTACGTGTGTTCCATAGCAGCATACCTTTTGGATATAGTGCTGGATCTGGAGCATCTGGATCTAAGTAGTTGCTTGATAGTAGATCTGCAATATCACCTGCGTCTTCACTGTTTGCACCTGCTGTGTTGTAACGTGCATCTGCAAATAGTACACCATTTTCGGTTGTTTGATCTGTTTTATCTAGCAATACCCATTTGCTACTAGTACCGTTGTATCTGTAAACAGCTGGATAGTTTTCTAAATCTGCTGTGCTTACCCAAACATCTCCATCAACAAGTCCTGATTTATCTGACTGCTCAGTTGGTTCACTTGCACTTACAATAGGACCTGCTGGATCTGCGTCAGTGTATTCATTTTTCAAACCAACCCATGTTGTACCATTATGTACCATGATGTCTACTTCATCAACAACACTGCTATACCATAGAGCGCCTTGTGCTGGGGTAGTTGTTGGCTCGCCATCTTTTGCTGTATATGATAATACATCCCAGTTACTTGCCATATATTCTAATGGAGTACTACTTGAGTCTGTGCCTGGCTTATAATAAAGATTTTTTGTGCTTGCTGTATTAGTAGCCACGTAAGGAGTAAAGATAGTGCCAAAAGATCCGTCAGTATCTGTAATACGAATATCTCCTCCTGTATTATGACTTACTACAACACGATTATCACTTGAAACGCTTGCACGTACATTTGTTAATCCAGTTGCGTTAATAGCACTTGCCATTGCTTCTGCATCAGATGCATTTCCTGTTGCTGTCCATGAAACAGTTGCATTAGTAAACGCTGCGCTGTTTACACGGGTTTCTTGTAAAGTAAACGTATAAGTAGCAGCACCAAATTTACCTGTACCTACAACAGAACTAGTAACTGTAGTTGCACCTGCATTTGCACGTCTGTACAACTTAAAGTTTGCTAGTTTATCTGTTGCTTCAGATGTATTTGGCATTGTATAAACAGTACCAACTGCAATGTTTAATCCGCCTCCGGTGCTATCTAATCCATAAATTGCATCAGCATTTGTATTGTAGATTGGTGCATCTACTTCTGACCACTCATCTGATGTTGCATTGTAAGTTTTAACAAGAATGTTTGCACCATTGTTTGGTGTGCTTGTTTTAAACCATACACTACCTGTTGGGCGTGGCGTTGTATCTGATGATTTCCATTCTGGAACAGATGTATGCTTTGCTATAGCAAGTTGAGGAACAGCACGTTCTGTACCGTCTGCAGGTAATCCTAATGCATTTAATGTTGCATCATCGCCGTAAATAGCAACAGTACCTGAAGCAGCACCTGTATAAAATATGTGTAGGAATCCACTAACTGCCTCGGCTGTTAATCCAGAAATACCAGAGGCATTAATATCGTTTACTACTGTTGTTAATGTAGTACCACTCATTGTGATATCTACTTGGTCGCCTGTGCTATCTCCGCCTAAATCTACAGTGATAACTTTTCCTGAAGTAACAGTTGGATTGTTAACAGTACCTTTTAAAAACGGATGACTTGCTACCCAATCTGGTGAACCAACATTTACCCAAGTACCTGATGAGTTTTTATACCATAATGTATTAGTTGTTGTTACTGCAACTAGGGCGTAATCTCCATTAATACCAACAGAACCCTTTGGAGTGTAATCTTCGCCTGCATAATCAACAACTTTTGTTGTGTCTGTTATTACAATAGGTTCTTTATTAGTAAATGATTGTCCACCTGTTGTAGATGCAGCTTCGCCGTTCCATTCAAAAATACCATAGTTTGAATCATTAGTATCAAACCAATAAGCACCATCGAGTGGTTTTCCTGCTGTAGGTGTTGAACTTGCAGTAATAGCATTTAAATCAATATCTGCTCTAACTACATATGCTCTATTTGCAACACCTAAATAACTATATGCTGCTTGTAAACCATATTCGTTTTGTTCGCCCCCATTAATAGAGTTGTTATTAGCATCTGTATAAAATAGTGGATCACCAAAAGTTTCTGCAAGCTCTCTTTGTGAACTCATCACATAAACTTTACCTGCATTGGCTTTTGTTGTACCAGGCGCTATACCCGTACCGCCTGGATTTGTTTTGTTTTCCTTTGTAGCTACAAAGATAAGCGGTGTTGTGCCTGGTTCAGCTGGAGTGTAAAAACTCTCGTCAATAACCGAAACCTGAACACCTGGTGATGTTAATCCTGCCATATTTTTCTCCTTAGGATTATAATTATATTAATATTTAGCAGGTATTGATAAAAACCACCGGTTTTTAGCGGTTATATACGTCTATTATGTAGAAAAAATATTAAATCATTTGTCCAAAATTCTAAGTCTGCTAATGTTCCATTATTATCTATATAATAATCAGCCATCCAAGGTTCTATACTCATAGAGTCTTTTGATTCAGGCGGCAAATAATCACTACGATCTACCCAAATAGCATAGTCAAATACACCTGTATTTTTCATTGCAAAAAATTCACGTTTATTTCGCAAGCCGCAATAGATATCGTGTGCTTTGAAAATTTCTCTACCTAGTTTTGCAGCATCAGGATAGTTATAATCACAAATAGCATTATACCATTCTGCTCTATGATTGTGCCTGTCGTTATAACATTCTTCTTCTGAAGTGTAGTTATATTTCTTTTTCAACATATCATAGATAAAAAGTTTAGAGCAAAATGCACTACTACTTTCAAAACTATATCCGTGTTTATCTCTTAATATTTCGCAGAGGGTATCTTTACCGTGTCTGCCATGTCCAACAACTAATAACTTTTTTCGCATAAGTTATATTACATTGATTGCATATATTTGTCAACCTATTGTAAATGCATATCCTGTGCCACCTGGAACTGCTAGTGCAACTTCTGCTTCTAGTTTTTCCATTTCAGACTGGGCTTCTGCTTTAAGACTCGCTCCATTAAGGCTAGTACCGCCTTGAGGACCTGCGATAGTAGCGAACTTTTCACGTGCCTCTCCTAACATATATTTGCAGGCAGCAAGAGTGTAATCTTTTATCCACTGCTTTGCAATGTAATCTTTTAACAATTCACTGTCGGGTCTGTAGTTATAGCATTCTAATAGCACTTCTTCACCACCACGTGGACGTTGTAAAATAGTAAGTTTTTTTGTAGTTGAGTTCCATGTAAATTCTATAAAACTACCAAACATTCTACCAACTAGTTCTTGCTGTTGGGCAAAAAGTTCATATGTAGCAAGACCTCCCATGCCTGAACCTGCTAGTAGATATGTATTTGTATAAGCTAAGTTAAATGGTTCATATAATGTGCCTCCGTCACCGCCGCCACTACGTGAACCAACGCTTCTACGAAATATCTGATTTACTTCTACAACTTCGTTTGGTAATGTGTATTCATTGGTATCTTCAACTAGTATTAAGCTAACATAACTTTCTTCAACACTATGATCACTACGCATTCTAAATCTAGTTAATGCTTTAGTTAATCCAGTTTCATAATGTATTGGATCAAGTTCGACATCAACCATGCCTCCGCCTAAAAATGCGTGTACATAATCAAATACTTCTTGTTTTTGGGTAACTAAGTTATTATCTGCCATTTTTTATCTCCATTTGTATTTATGCTAAATATACATATGCCAAGACTTAGTTTATATAGACCAAACAAAACAGCCGATTACGAGTTTTTAGATAAGGTTATCTATGAACAGTTTAGTGTTGGCGGAACAGATCTTTTTGTACACAAATACCTCGGTACAGAAAATCCTAGTGAGGATGATGCCACAGCTGATCAACCTCGATATGATAATATCAAAGAAACAAATATTCAAGACATGTTGTTTTTAGAAAATCGTGATAGAAAATACGATAAAGATATTTACACAATGAGAGGTATCTATAATGTATCAGATACTGATTTTAATCTTAGTCAGTTTGGATTATTTTTAAGTAATGATACATTGTTTATAACTATACATCAAAATGCAAGTGTAAAAACACTAGGTAGAAAAATAATGAGCGGCGATGTTATTGAGTTGCCACACTTAGCAGACGAATATGCACTTAATGATTTCAGTGTAGCATTGAAAAGATTTTATGTTGTTGAAGATGTAAACAGAGCAGCAGAAGGCTTTAGCCAAACTTGGTATCCTCATTTGTATAGATTAAAATGCAAACAAATGGTAGACAGTCAAGAGTTTAAAGATATTTTAGATTTACCAGCTGGAGATGAAGAGGGTAACACTTTAAAAGATTTGTTAAGCACCTTTGAAACTGAAATGCAAATCAATAATGCAGTTGTTGCTCAAGCCGAGGCTGACGCTCCAAATAGTGGAGCAAATACAAAACATTTATACACATTACAAGTTGACGACCAAGGGCGTCCAGAGCTACAAACAGTAGATGTAACAGACTTAGATGCATCAACTACTATGGAAGCAGATAGAATAAACAAAGCACCAGAAAGAACTGGATATACAGGTTACTTGCTAGGTGACGGTATACCTCCTAACGGAGAAGCATTTGGTAGTGGCATATCTTTTCCAACAGATACTCACATTGGAGACTATTTTTTAAGAACAGACTTTTTGCCAAATAGATTATTTAGATACGATGGAAGTAGATGGGTTAAAATGGAAGATGCAGTTAGACATACATTGTCAAATTCAGATACAAGAAATACACAAAGAACTGGTTTTGTTAACAATACAAAAGAAAGCAATATTGCAGGCGATGTTGTAAAAGAAAGACAATCACTAAGTAAAGCTCTAAAACCAAAGGCAGATAACTAATGCAACATTTTTATGATGGACAAATAAGACGTTACATAACACAAATTGTAAGATTAATGAGTGGGTTTACATATAAAACAAATGATGGTACTATTTCTTCTATACCTGTAATGTACGGAGACTTAACTAGACAAGTTGCAAATATTATTAGAGACAACAGTGAAAACAAAATGCCAAGTGTGCCACGTATTTCTGTTTATGTTACAAGTTTAGAGATGGACAGGACACGTTCTAGTGACGCTACTTTTGTAAGTAAGATGAACATTAGAGAACGTGCATACGACAGCAGTAATAACGAATATTTAAATACTCAAGGCAAAAACTATACTATAGAACGTGCGATGCCAAGTCCGTATACATTAGGAGTTTCTTGTGATATTTGGTCCAGTAATACTGATCAAAAACTACAGATATTAGAGCAAATATTAATGTTGTTTAATCCTAGTTTAGAAATACAAACAACCGATAACTACATCGACTGGACAAGTCTCAGTGTAGTAAACTTGGATAGAGTAAGTTTTTCAAATAGAACAATACCTGTTGGCATTGATAGTGAAATAGATGTTGCTACACTAGAATTTAGCACTCCGATATTTATTAGCCTACCTGTTAAAGTTAAAAAGCTAGGTGTTGTGACAAATATTATTGCTAATATTTTTAATGAAGCTACAGGAAGTATTGACTTAGGACAAAGCATGCCTGAACTAAACGCTTATAGCGAAACTCCTCATCCAATAGAAAAGGTTACCGACAAAGATCTAAATACTACTACAAGGATAGACGATGTGACAAACAACAGAGTAACAACATCTACAACATTTAGAGATTATGGAGTTTATGTACTAGGGAATACAGTACAACTTATTGATGGTAGAGATGTTGGAGTAGTAAACTGGAGAGAAATTATCGAGTCTTATCCAGGCCAATATGTAGCTGATGTTTCTCGAATAACTTTAAGGAAAAATAATACTGATAGTTTAATTGTAGGAACATTTACATTAAATGCTTTAGATGAAACAAAAATAACAGTAAACTGGGACACAGACACTTTACCTACAGGCGATATTATTGCAGGTCCTGCAAGAGATACAAATAGTTTAACAAGTATTGATAAAATAGTAGATCCTTCAAACTACAATCCGTCTAACGACAAAGTAAGTGGCTTTAGAGTTTTAATATTAGGAGATATTAATCCTAGTGAAAATGTAGGACAGGATGTAGGAGAAACGCCTTACAACTTTGTATATGACGGTCCTGATGCATGGAAAAACAACGACGGTAACGATTTTGTAGCAAGTGAAAATGATATTATTGAATGGGATGGTGCAAAATGGAATATTATATTTGATGCAAGCGAAACCAGTGCAGTAACTAACACACAAAATCTTACAACGAATATAATATATTCATGGACTGGTATAGAGTGGATACAAGCCTACGAAGGCGAATATTCACATGGGAACTGGAATGTTCAGTTAGGCGGATAACTATTTGTATGAAAAAGATAGTTTGCAGCGGTACATTATTTTATACTTTAAATACAAATAGGTTTTTATTTTTACACAGAACTAGTAGTAAGCACCACAATGTTTGGGGATTAGTTGGAGGCACCAACGAAAAAGAAGAAACTCCTTGGACGGGATTGCTTAGAGAAATCGAAGAAGAAATAGGGTTTGTACCAGATATTAAAAAAACTATTCCTCTTGAAACTTTTATTAGTAAAGATGAACATTTTCATTTTCATACATACTTGTGTGTAGTAAATGAAGAGTTTATTCCAAATTTAAATAAAGAACATGATGGATATTCTTGGGTAAGTTTTGGTAAATGGCCAAAGCCATTACATCAAGGATTAAGTAATACACTAAAAAATAAAACAAATCAAAATAAACTTTTAACTGTTTTTGAAGTTATCAAACTGTTGTCTTAACCAATTAAAGTCGTTGATTTTACGCAGTTCTTCTAGATTGCCTCTATTTGCTTCGCCGTATTCTTTACCAGCTTTAGCGCCAGCAACACAGATTTTGCCAAACGGTTTATCTTTACCTCTTGTACACCAAGCATTTAATCTAAACTCAGTTTCTTCGTCAAGTTGTCCATCAATAGCTCTTGCACTCAGTTTTACACATTCACGGAAAGCACTACGCCATGTGCTAAACTCATCTGTATTAAACTTGGTAATATTAGATACCCTATTAACAGTTTTAAATAACGGACTAATACTTGTAGTCATATCAGGCTTGCTTGTATCCATATTAAGTGTTAAATCTCTCGGTAATAGTTTTACAGCACCATAACCGTATATTAATCCGTTGATTGGATTTTGCGACTTCCACACATGCACAGTTTTTCTACTATCAGGGTCATATGCTGGTACATAGTAATCAAAGTTAAAGTTGTCTACTATTTCTGCATCAGCATCTACAATCCAAATCATATCTGTAGTACATTGTTTTGCTGCTTCAATGTGAGCTGCGTGAATACCTTCAACACCATGTATGCGTTTTGCTCTTGGAAAACGTTCTAACAAACTTGCATAGTTATTATCTGCTTGTTCTTCGTCTTTGCTGATAAACACAATATCATAAGATTTAGGTTTACTAGCGACAATTTCATATTGTTTTTTGTGTGTTAAAAAACGCATATTAATTTCACGTTCTGTAATAGGAACTTTTTTACTTACAAGACTGATACCGTCCCATGCATTACCATTTTTAAACACATGATTAGTTTCTCTCTCAAACCATTGATTATGTGTAAAATAAGTTTCAAAGTTAAAATCTTTAGAAACAACAACTTCAGGTGGCACCATCCAAAACATCTCTGTAGAAGATTCTTTAATAGCACGTTCATAATCACTGTAAGTGTTTATTACAAACTTGTCATATTTAACAGGACCACTGGCAACAATGTTCCATTCTTTTCTTTTAGCAACTAGTCTGTGCTCAATCTCTTTTTGTGTTAAAGGTGAACGTTTTGTAAGCAGGAACAATCCATTATGAAAATCTTCATTATTTACTCTATGTATAAATGTATGATTGATATTTCTATCATAGCTGTTATGATGACTAAAATACATAGATAAGTCAAAGTCATTGTTTATTTTTATATTAGGAGTGGTTGCCCAAAACATTTCAGTGCTTGAATCTTCAATAGCTTCAAGATAATCATCATATGTTTCAATGTTAAATATATCATATTGTTTAGGCTTACTCGCTACTGTTTCCCATTTTTTACTATTTGCATAAAATCTATTTTCTACTTCTTTTCTAGTAACAGGATTATTTTTACTAAACAATACAATACCGTCATAATGTTCGCCGTTTAAAAATACATGATTTGTTTCTCTATCGTACTTGTTATCATGTGAAAAGTATGTGTCAAACTTAAAATCTAAAATATCTATGTCGCTAGGAACACCCCAAAACATTTCAGTTTTACTAGTATCTAATGCAGTTAAATAATCATTATAATTATCAATGGTAAACTTGTTGTACATTATGGGTTTACTTGCAACAGTATTCCATTCTTTACCTGCAAGCAAGTGTCTATGCTCAACTTCACGTTGTGTTAATGGTCTATGCTTGCTAAACAAAAATAATCCATTGCGTAGTTTTTTATCACCAACTTTGTGAATAAAACTATGATTTTGTTTTCTATCATAATCATAATCGTGGCTGAAGTAAATGTTAAAGTCAAAATCGCTTGTATCTATGTTATTACTGCATCCCCAAAACATTTCAGTATTAGACGATTCTAATGCATTAACATAATCCATGTAAGTTTCAATATTGAACTTATCGTACACAACTTTTGTACTTGCTTCAATATCCCATTCTTTAGCGTTTACTATATGTCTATATAATATTTCTTTTTCAGTAACAGGTGTATGTTTACTGAGTAAAAACAAACCATTATACATTTTTTTGCCATCTACATTATGAATAAATGCATGATTTGTTTTACGATCGTATTCATTATTCCAATCAAATACTATATCAAAATTAAAATTATCAGTACTAATGTTGTGTGTGTTGGCCCAAAATAACTCTGTTTTAGCATTATCTAAAGCGTCTAAATAGTCTTCATATGTATCAATATTGAATATATCGTATTGTTTAGATTCACTTAAAATAATATCCCATTCTTTTCTTTTTACAATATGTTTATGTTCAACTTCTTTTTCTGTAACCGGAGAACGTTTACTGTAAAGTATTACTCCATTATAACTTGTTTGATTACCTTTGTGTAAGAACTGATGGTTAGTGTTTCTGTCATACTCGTTGTCATGAGTAAAATATATGTCTAAAGGAGCAAGTAGCTTTGTATAACTGGACAAACCCCAAAACATTTCTGTTTGACTTTTACTAAATGCTTCAACATAATCGTCATATGTGTCAATAATAAAACTGTCATATTGTTTTGCTTTTGTGCAAGGACTTTTCCATTGTTTCACATCTATGATATGTCTATATTCGATTTCTTTACTTGTAATAGGTTTGTTAATACTTAGAAGAAAAATACCATTATACTTGTCATCACAATGCAAAAAGGCATGATTCATATTTCGATCAAATACGTTGTCATGACTAAAATACAAACTATAATCAAAGTTAGAATCATCAACGTTTCTAGACGTAGCCCAAAACATTTCTGTTGTTGAGTTATCTAATGCTTCAAGATAATCGTCATAACTTTCAACAATAAACTTATCATAAGTTTTTGGTTTACTTCCTACAATATCCCAATACTTACATTCAGCAATGTGTCTATATTGGATTTCTTTTTCTGTAACAGGTTTGTTTATACTCATTAAAAACAAACCATTATATAGTTTTTTTTCTTTTACCTCATGAATAAAAGCGTGATTAGTATTTCTATCATACTCGTTATCATGTGTAAAATAGATATTAAAATCAAAGTTACTTGTGTCAATATTTTTACTTGTCATCCAAAACATTTCTGTTTCGCATGTATCCATTGCAAACTTGTAATCTTGCCAGCTATCAACTGTGTAAACTTCGTATTTTTTAGGTCCACTTGCAACAATATCCCATTCTTTTCGATTTACTAAAAACCTGTGTTCTACTTCTTTTTTACTAATAGGACAATGTCTACTGATTAAAAATAAACCGTTATAATATTCTTTACCATCAACTACATGTTTAAATGCATGATTTATTTTTCTGTCATACTGATTGTCATGACTAAAATAAACACTTGAAAAATCAAAATCACTAGTATCAATATTAGCACTACTCATCCAAAACATTTCTGGACCGTTATTATAAAATGCCATTTCGTAATCTTCAAAACTATCCACAATATACAAAGGATATGTGATAGGCTTACTTGCTATTGTTAGCCATTCTTTAACATCGATGATGTGTCTATACTCTAACTCTTTGGGTGTAATAGGCGAATGCTTACTTAATAAGAATAATCCGTTGTAGAGAATATTACCATCTACGCCATGAGCAAATGCATGGTTGTGTGTTCTGTCATATGTATTATCATGAGTAAAATAGATACTAGAAAAATCAAAACTACTTGTGTCTATATTTTCACTATCTGCCCAAAATAACTCTGTTGTGCTTTTTTCAAGTGCAATTTTATAATCTTCATATGTTTCGATTATAAACTTGTCATATTGTTTTGCACCACTTGCAACAATATCCCAATGCTTTACATTTATTAAATGTCTGTACTCAATTTCTTTTTCAGTAACTATACAGTTCTTTGAAAATAAAAATATACCATTGTAAAAATCTTCATTGTCTACTCTGTGAATAAATGCATGATTAATATTTCTATCATATGTATTGTCATGAGAAAAGTATAAATCTTTTACCATGCCACTGTAAAAATCGACATTATTACTAGTTCCCCAAAACATTTCAGTTTTAGATTTTTTTAATGCATTAATATAATCATCATATGTTTCTATTACAAACTCGTCATAGATTACAGATCTACTTGCAACAACATTCCATTCTTTTTTCTGTATTAAATGTCTGTGTTCTATTTCTTTTTGAGATATAACTGAATGCTTACTTAATAACCATAATCCGTTGTATAACTCTTTATCGTCTACTTTATGAATAAATGCGTGATTTGTTTTTCTATCATAAACATTACTGTGTTCAAAATAATGATTAAAATCAAAGTCTATTGAAATATTAGGTGTAGTTGCATAAAACATTTCAGTTTTAGAGTTTTCTAATGCAGTAAGATAATCGTCATAGGTTTGGATAGTAAATACATCGTAAGGAACACTACCGCTTAAAACAATATCCCATTCTTTACGTTTAGCAACAAACCTATGTTCAACTTCTTTTTTTGTAAGTTTTTTATTTTTATTAATCAAATATATACCAGTTCTAAACATTTCTCCATTTACAGCATGTAAAAAACTGTGGTGTTGATTTCTATCTATAACACTATGATAGCTGATATAAAAGTCTTCAATAACATCATAATCTAGGATATTGAGATTTGCACTGCTCATCCAAAACAAATCTGTTGTTGTATTTTCTATTGCATCTAAGTAATCTTGGTAGTTGTCTATTTCAAAAATATCATAAGATTTTGGAAAACTTGCAACAACATTGTGCTCTTTCTTTTTTACAAAAAATCTATTGTTTATTTCTTTCTCAGTCAATGATACATTTTTACTAAGCAAAGAAATACCGTCATACATATCATTGTTCAAAAATACATGCGTGATGTTTCGATCGTACTGATTATGATGATCAAAGTATAGATTAAATTCAAAATCCGATTTAACAACAACATCATCTGGCACTGCCCAAAACATCTCTGTTGAACTACGCTCTAATGCTAGTTTGTAATCATCGTAGTTATTGACTACAAACTGATCAAACTTTTTTGGGCGGCTTGCTACCACCTCGTGTTGTTTTTTGTTTGTATAAAATCTATGATTAAACTCTTTTTCAGTAACTTTTGCATTTTTTGAAAACAGAACTATACCATCATACTCTTTATCATTTAAGAATACATGATTTATATTGCGATCGTATTGTATGTGATGATCAAAATACAAACTAAAATCAAAATCATCGTTAACATCTACATCGTCTGGAACATACCAAAACATTTCGGTTTTAGAGTTTTCTAATGCACTTAGATAATCTTCATAATTTTTAATACTGAACTTATCGTACTGTATAGGATTACTTGCTAATATTTTTACTTCTTTTTTGTTTACATAAAATCTGTGTTTAACTTCTTTTTCAGTAAGTTCATAGTATTTTGGTAATAGTAAAATACCATCTTGACTGTCACCATTTCTAAACATGTGTGCATATTTGTGGCTCCAATCGTCGGGTTGATATGAAAACTTAAAAATAGGTGTAACGTCAACATCGTCAGGAACTATCCAAAGCATATCAGTATCGCTTAGAGCTTGGGCAGTTTCTATTTCATCTACACACTGAGCATGAGGAAATCTTTCTAAAAGTTTTTTATACTGAATAGAATCTTCTTGACCAATAAAAAACAAGTCAAACTTGTCTTTTCCTTGATAAACATCATACACTCCAGCAATGTGTTCTTGTTTCTCTTTTAACTCTGTAGTAAATCTAGTTGGACATAGTTTACACCATTCGTATGATTTTATTCTATGACTAGATTTATAAACATAAGGAAAAACTTGTACTTTTCCTTTTAATATAGGTTGAAAATATAATGGAAACGAATCTAGTATGTCTAAATCTTCATGAACAATCCATACCCAGTCTGCTTGGTCTTTGTATTGCAGTGCTTGTGTTTCGTCCTCTGGATTTGATGTTCTATGTATAGGCCATGTTTTTAAAAAATGATTTTTTAAAACATCTTGTGAATTATAAACTTTTTTTCCAAACTTTTCAAACTTATCAAATGCTGTGCTCATTTTATATCTTTTAACCTAAATGATTTTGTGCCGTAATGTGCTATTTCTTGACTTAAACTAGCATCAACATATATTTCAAAACCAGCGTCATTTGCATTTTTACAGAAAAAAATGTCTTCACCGCTTAAATCTTTTGTATCTTCATTATACAAGTATTGATGCCATGGTTTAGAAATATATTTATATACGTGTGTTTTCACAAGCATACAACCCATTCCTACACCAAATACTTTATGTATTCCATTTTGTGCATCTAATCTAGAATCCAAGTTGTTTGCATCTGTAAATGCAGTGCTTTTATAAGGAGGCACTCTAGTGCTATATGCTGCTGCAACAATGTCTTTGTCGTGTTCTAAGAGTTTATTCACTGTTGCAGTTGGAATGTGCATATCACTGTCTAACCACATAATATGAGTAGCATTATATTCTAATGCCTGATCTACTAATGTATTCCTTTGTTGCGGTATGACAGAACCTAAATTGATATAAACTTTAAAATCTATATTATTTTTTGTTAACAAAGAAGAAATATTAGATAAGCTAAGTGCAAACCCTGCATGAACATTGTCTCGTGCAGGAATACATAATGCTACTTTCATTAAACGATTTCTTCAGAAATAGTATCCAAGTTAAGTTGTTTTTCAGCACCAATGGTACTTTCGTTAAGATCTCTTGCTTTTGCCACTGCAATTTTTACTGCTTCTTTAAAATCACTAGCAGGAAGAGAACTCATTACGACCATGTTTTCTGGTTGTACTTTTCCTATTGTTAACAGATCTGCTGCTGCTTTATGTGCAATAACATTAATCCAGTGAATTCTGTCATCTTGTTCTAAACGCTCGGGATGACAAACTTCTGCTTCAGACTCGCCAGCAAGAATAAGTTCTACAATATTGTTATAAAGATCTTCATCTTCAATTTTTAGTGTATCTAGTTTTGCAAGTTTTCTAGATTTTGTGTACTCAGTGGCAAGTTCGACATTGAGTATTTGATATTTTGAATACATATATACATCTCCATTATTTTTATATAGTATATAACTTAGTTTGTTTTGTCAAGTAAAAATTATGGTATCTCATAACTATGTAGATAACCGAGGTTGTCTCTTAAAATAAGTGCTGTACCATTACCGTTGACATCCATTCCTGTTACACCTTGAATATACCAAGGTAGCGTAAAAGTAGCAGTTATACTAGCACTATTAAAACTCCAAGCAGTTGGTACTGTTATTTGATAAATTTGACATCTATAGAGTTGTCTAGTTTGATAATATTCTGGATTATAAGTCACCCAAAATGTTAATCCATCATCTGACATAGCAAAACATCTTGCAAAACGACCAAGATTTGCGCTTATACCTGTAATATTAACTAAGTTGAGCGAGCTCCAAAAACTTGCTGCACTTGGACTGCTCATAACACTGCTTGTACCTCTATAAATTGTTAGAGTTTGTGCGGAAGAAGAGCCCTGTATGTATGCATAATGAATGTAAGGATAAGAGGTTAAGTATGTTGGACTGTATGAAACAAATCTTTGAACTTTAAAATCAGTTACAGGTAAAGTAGACCCTATTGTTCTAGTGCTATAACTACCACTTATACCATTTTGTATAGTTCCCGCACTATTTGTGCGTCTATACATCAAGTAGTAAACGCCATTATAGTTATATGCTTGTGCTATCCCTATGCCACTTATTGGATGCATCTGCATACTTAATACATTTTGGGCTGTTGTAGAACTAAATATAGTTGGCATTGTTGCGGTATAAGTCCACGCTCCCATAGCTTGTCCAGCACTAATAGTTGAAAAATCATAAGCAGTAGCCATGTCTTGTTCAACATATTTTCTATTAATGATCGATATAAATGCTGTACCATCTCCATTCCAGCATACACCGCCTTCAGTATAAGGCAAACTGGTTGGATTTAAACCAGTGTAATGACTAGCACTACCGGCGTCATCATAATGGTACATGCTTAAATGTGCCCCACTATGTCTAGCAGGTTTGTTAGTTTTATTATTAAAAGTACTAACGTCCCATGCTGTACCTAAAGTGTATTGTGAAACGTAGGCACCATAAAACCCAGGTGCGCCAGAGATAGCCTTTGTGCCAGTAGGATCCATTGTAAATGGTAATATTCTTCCATAGCTTCCTAAATCAGGTCCTCCATTTTGGCTAGTAGTAGTACTATTTTGCCAGTCAAACCATGCCTGTCCACCATGTGTTTTCATATCTACAGTTTTACCACTGATTCCACTACCCCAAAAATGTATACCATCGTCAGCAAAACCTCCAAAGGTATATGATGTAGAGGTATTGTCAACTATTCCAACTAGATTTGGAAACCCTCCATTGTCTAATCCAGAAATCGTATAAGGCGATTGACCTGGCATTGTTCTATAAATTTCCCAAGAGCATTCTTTTGTAGATTTTTCACCCATGTAACAGAACATATAACCCGAATCTCTCCATGCTAGGCCATTTCTTTGATAGCCTGAACTGCGTTGCATATCGGTAAACGTTTCATCAGGCGTTGTACTAGCAGTTGAAGGATCAAAAGCTGTTGTAAGGTTTCTAACTATAGCACCTTGTATATTAAAGCCTAGAGTGGATGAATGCTGAGTAAGCATTTTTGTACCAGTGTCGTTGAAATCTATTGCATGAGCACCTTTGTTTGTAGGTTCAGCAATATAAATGTCCGGTACACCGTCACCAACTAAACTTGTAAGATCATAGGGATTAGGAATATTCCAGATGAGAGTCTCTTCGCTACCTGAACTGCCTTGCCAAGATACAGCTAACTTTTGCCCTCCGTCTACCCAAGCACAATTGTAAACACCTGTATGACCTAAATAAAGATAAGGCACCGGCTTGTTTACTACACCACCGCCGGGTACCAACGAAGCTACTTGCCAGTTATTTCCACTGTTTGTCAAACCTCCAAATGCAGCACTCATAGCAATAGTATTTCCAACAGCAATCCCAATGTAAGAACCCAGTACACTCATAACAATAGGAGTTCCGCTTGCACTAAAATAGTTGCGTATTTCTGTCATTGTAATTTGAGATCCGGTGGGAGGTAATGCCATTATTTTTTCCTATTTTATCTATTATAACAAATATTTTTACATGTGTCAATAGTAAGGACTTGCGTCCTTACTTTATTTATTTAACAAGTCTTTCACCATTTGTTTAAGTTGATCTATTTCTTCCTGTTGTTCTTTGATAGCTTCGATTAAAAGAGGAACCATTTTTTCATACTTGACTGTTAAGTAATCTTCTCCTGACTTACTTCCAATGTCATCTCCTGACTGTTCATCGTATTTTCTATCAAACGGTGCATAAGTAACAGCTTGTGGTAATACTTTTTGAACTTGTTGTGCTAGTACACCCGCATCGTTAACTTTTATACTTGGATTAAATCCTAGTTCTTCTACTTCGTCAATCCAATCATAATGCACACCTTGTAGTTGTTTGACTTTATCAAGAGCATTTTCAATAGGACGAATATTTGTTTTCAATCTTTCATCCGATGAATAAGCTGTGACTTCGCCTGTTGCTGTAAACGATGCTGCAACATCAACAGTGGTGTTGTTACAAGTTAGTCGAGTACTACCATTGTAATATAATCTAAAGTAACTGTTTCTTACAGTCAAGAAATGTGCTTCGTTGTCAACATCGTTATATAGATATGTATTTGAACCACCATCGTGCATTAATACTATGCGTCCGTCAATGCTGTAACCTTCATAGCCGTTTATGCCGGAACCACTTGTTTGTATAGTACCGTAGTCACCTGTAACATTGGTAATACCTCTAGTAGCATCAACATATGTTACTCCATCTACACGTAAGTTACCAGGTGTATAAACACCGTTTGTAAATTCACTAGCATTGTTCAAGCGCAAATAACCGTCATTATAATCTGCACTTAAAGCAGTTCTATTATTAAATGCAATACCTCTGTTGTCGCTAGTAGAATTACCAGTAAAATCGATAATATCGTCACTAGTGCTTGTGTAATCATAAGTTGCGCTTGCTGTATCATCTGCATCACTGCGTATAAATGATCCACTATCAATGCCATCGATGGTGTCAGCATCAAGTCCCGATCCGGACCCTGTATTACCGCTATGCCATACAGTCCATGTAGTACCGTCGGTGTACGTCAAACCGTTTGTACCATTTCCTATATCCACTCTACTACCGTGTTGATCACTTGCAAGTCTTAGTGTACCACCGTTAACAAACTGCATGTATGCACGGCGTGTTGCACCTTGATACCATCCAATATACGGTGAGTTAGTTGTTGTAGGAGCAACAATTTTAAACACTTCGCCATCTTTTTGGAAAGTGATTTGACCTGTGGCAGTATCATCAGCATCACTGCGTAAGAAACTAAGACTGTCTATTCCGTCAAGTGTATCAGCACTAACATTAGTCAATCCAGAACCGTTACCAGTAAATGTGCTTGTACCAATATTAATATCACCAAAGTTGCTAGTAATACTACCTGCGTCTAATGCACCAGTTCCTGTTAAGTTACTGTATGTTCCATCAATACGTGCGTTTGCTACTGTACCACTTGCAAGATTAGTTGCATTTAGATTTGTAACACTAGCACCATCACCTGTGATAGTACCTGTTACACTTAGATTGTTTTGAACAGTTGTGGTAGTGTTGTTAACTTCAAGTCTTTCGCCTCCTCCGGTTACAACACGCCATTGATCTGCTGCATGGAATTGCAAATATGTATCTACATCGTCTTTTGAAATAATTTGATCATCTAATGTTAAGTCTGTAACACCTGTGATATTATTATTATTAAAACTGGTTGCACCTAGACTTACTGTACCAGTTGCAGTCAAGTTTGAAGAACCAATATCAATATTACCAAAACCACTTGTGATGCTACCGCTGTTGAGTGCACCTGTACCAGTAATACTACCCTGGTGTTGTGTTACACTACTTGCAGCAATTCTACCATCCGGTACTGTACCGCTGCTCAAGTTACTTGCATTTAGTGCTGTTAGGTTTGTACCTACACCACTATATCCAGTTGTACCTGTAAAGTTGAAAGTAGTTGTGCTCACTGTCAAGTTTACACCAGGTATTTTCAAACTGTTGTTGCTGCTGTTACCGATAACCATTTGGTTACTTGTTGTGTTTGCATCAGTTTCAACATTATAACCAATCAATATGTTGTTTGAACCAGTTGTCAGTGTATCACCTGAGAACGCACCAATAACAGTATTGTTATCTCCTGTTACCAGTTCTAGTGCTTCAATACCGACACTGGTGTTGTAGTTACCAGCTGTACTGTTTGACTGCGAACTTTTACCAACTGCTGTGTTACCTTCACCTGCATTGGTTCTTTGCTCCATTGTATTTGCACCAACTGCTGTGTTGTTGCTCACAGTTGTTACAGCGTTTAATGCATTGTAGCCTAGTGCAGTATTTCTGTCACCTGTTAGTCCTCCTGCAAATGTAGCATCACCAATGCCTGTGTTAAACTGTGCACCCGAACCAATGCTGCCGCCTTCACCAAATACTAGGTTAGTTGCTTCACCTTGATTACCTCTACCAATTCTATGACCGTTTACAGTAATATCACTGGTAAATGTTTTACCAGCCTGGCTAGTTGGTAATCTACCGTCCGGAACAGTACCACTTGTAAGTTGTGTAGCATTTAGTGCTGTAATGTTTGCACCATTACCATAGAAGCCGTCTCCTGTGTAAATCTTTTTAGTAACACCTAAACCGCCGCCAACACGCACAGCACCACTAGTACTATTGCTTGCATCACTAGTATCACTAAATGTTTTTACGCCTGCCATTGTTTGGTTACCGCCTAGACGTGCACCTTGTACAGTTCCTGTTGTAAGCTGACTTGCATTTAAATCTGTAAGTCCACTACCGTTACCAGTAAATGTACTTGTGCCAATATTAATATTACCAAAACCACTTGTAATGCTACCTGCATTCAGTGCGCCTGTGCCTGTTATACTTAATTGATGCTGAGTAACATTGCTTACAGCAATACGAGCATCATCTAGTGTACCACTATCAATGTTACTTGCTGCAATACTACCATTAAAGTTATCAGCATAAACTGCACCACCAACACCTAGTCCGCCTGTAATAACTACCGCACCTGTGCCTGTACTTGTAGCACTTGTAGTATTGGTTACTGTTGTCAGACCGCTTGCTGTAAGTGTTGTAAATGCACCTGTTGACGGTGTTGTTCCGCCAATTGGAACTCCATCAATAGCAGGAATAGTAAGAGTCCCGTCAATTGTAACATTTCCTGTGACATCAATATCATCTGCAAAGTTAACACTGCTTGTAGCTGCACCAATGTTTATAGCTGACGCACCCCCACCGAAATTAATCGTTGTAGCATTTGCATTCATAATGTTGCTAGTTGCTGTGTTTGTAGTAATGTCGCCACCGTCGACATTTAAATCACCATCAACATCTAAATCATTGTTGATACTGGTTGTACCAGTTGTTGCACCAAGGTCAAGAGCTGTTGCATTTCCAAATGCGTTAATTGTTGTTGCATTTGTATTCAACAAGTTAAATGTAGTTTGATTAGTTGTAATATCACCGCCATCAACATTAAGGTCTAAATCAATATCTAGATTGTTGTTAACACTTGTTGTACCAGTAGTTGCACCGATATCAATTGCAGTAGCAGCACCACCAAAGTTAATAGTTGTTGCAGTATCATCAAACAATGCCATTGTAGTGCTTGCTGCTTCGATACCTGTAGTAAATTCAGGAGAAGTGCTTAAAACAAATACACCTGTACCTGTTTCATCACTAAGAACGCCAGCTAATTGTGCACTAGTTGTTGAAGCAAATTGATTTAGTCCTGTTTCAGTTCTTGCTAATGTACCACTTGTTGGCAATGTAACACTTGTATTACCTGTTGTTGTTAGTCCTAAAGTATGCGCACCAGTATGTGTAAAATTACCACCTAATGTGATAGTTTTGCTACCATTGTTAACACCTGTACCACCGTATGTTGGATCAATGGTTGTACCTTGCCATACACCTGTATTAATTGTGCCAAGTTGCTGTAAACTACTATTAACAACTGTTACACCTATAGTTGTTGAACTTAAAATATCATTACCGTCAATGCGGAATTGTTTTCCGCTTGCAAGTTCAAAGTTCTCACTGCTTGTCCAACTATCAGTTGAGTTAACCCAAATAATAGTCTTATCAGTTGCACCTTTAAGTGTAATACCTCCGCCATCTGCTGTTGTATCAGTTGGACTTGCAACTGCACCTAGTTCAATATTTTTGTCGTCTACACTAAGTTCAGTTGTGTTAATTGTAGTTGTTGTACCATTTACTGTAAGGTCGCCTGATACAGTTAAGTCGTTGTTAACAGTTGTAGTACCTGTAGCTGCACCAATACTAACAGTTGTAGCATCACCACCAATATTTACAGTAGTAGCATTTGCATTTACAATATTAAATGTAGTTGCATTAGTTGTAATATCTCCACCATCTACATTTAAATCAAGATCAATGTCAACATTGTTGTGCACAGTTGTGGTACCTGTTGCAGCACCAATTTCAACTGTGGTTGCATCACCACCCATGTTAATTGTTGTAGCAGTATCATCTAATAGTCCAACTGTAGTTTCTGTTGTGCTAATTGTATCGTTTACTTCAACTTCGCCGGTAAATGCTGCTTTACCATTTGTGTCAATTGTTAATCGTGTAGTTGAAGTTTGTGCTACTGCACCGCTTGTACCAACTTCACCTGTTTTGATAATAACACTACCGCTTGTTGCGTTACCTGTACTGATACCGCCTTGTATAGTAATGTCACCGCCGCCAATGTTTGTTCCTAAACCGCTTTCACCTTTGATTACTGCACTAACAGGCGATGCTCCTGTAACTGCACTACCAAATACAACATCACGATTTCTAATAACCATTGTGTTGTCTTTGGAAATAGTACCTTGTACTACTACATTTGCTGCTGTTACTAGGTTATCTGTCCTAATAGTAAATGAAGTTGCATCTGCTGTTGCACCACTTACTGGCCATGTACCATCCAAGTTTGTAACATTACTACCAGATATAATTATTGTATCGCCTACTCTAACACCTAATGTTTCTGGAGTATAGGTAAATGTCAATGTTGTGCTTGTTAGAACTGTACCAGTAGTATTAGCACTTATGAACACTTCAGTGTCAGTTACACCTGTAACAGTGGTATTAGCTGGAATACTGCCACTGCCTGTAACAATCATACCATACTTAATACCAGTAGTGTCTGAGAAGACAAGAGCTGCTTCTCCATTACCTGTAGCATCACTAGTATCTACATTTATACTTGCTAAATTAACAACTACATCTCTACTTGCTGTTGCTTCATAGTCTAAAGCAAAACTTGTTATAGCTCTACTATCAGAACTTTTACCAATTTTTACATTTTCAGCATCGCCGCCGAGTTCCAATGTTGTAACATTGTTGTTGTACACTTGACCGAGTGCGTCACTGCTTGAACTCAACTTTGCCGAACCAACATCTAAGCCTTCTGCAAGATCAAGTGCTGTGCCCCATTCGGGTGTAGTACCGTTTGATTTAAGGAATGTGTTTGCTCTACCAATGTTTAGTGTATTCAAACTACCTGCAGATTGTGCATAAATCAAATCGCCAATGGCATATGTACCGATGTTAGTACCACCTCTACTTACAGGTACAAGGCTTGTAAGGTTGTTAGGGTTTAGGAAGTATGCACTGTCTAAACTATCAAGTGTACCAGCATCAATAACACCATCTTTAATAAACACTTCGCCCGAACCGTCAGAATTAACATCAAATTGTGTTTGTAAGAATTTACTCACACCTAATGTTGAAAATGTTCCACCAACATTTAGATCCGTGTTTGCAATACCAATGTTAACTGGATCTCCGTAATATTCTCCTGCTGTATTCAATCCTGTTAGTGTAATTGGGTTGTCGGTTGTTGCAGCAACTTTGATTGTTTGAACAACATTTTTATATGAACTATCGCCAAATAGTGCACTTTCGCTATTTGCAACACCCGATGCCGCAAGTCTGCTTGGCGAAATTGTACCAGAAATAATATTTTCTGCGTCAATGTTTGTAACAGCAAGTGTGTTCCAGTTTGCTTTTAATCTACTTGAAGTATTAACAATAGCATTAACTTGAACATTGTTTCTAATAATTCTTGCACTACCAACACCATTTGCATCAATATTTCTTGCATTGGTTACAAGTCCATTGATACTGCTTAATGCATCACTTCTAAGTGCGTGAATTGTAAACGAGTTTGTTGTTACACTACCTACAAAGAATCGTGAACCACTTGCAATTTCAACACCATTAACATCTGGCAGCACATTAGATGTTGACCCGTCATCAAGTGAAACCATTCTAATAGCGTCACCAGTTGTAAATCCGTGATTGGCTACAACCATACTATTGTCAGTTAAGTTAACAGTGAATCTTGTAATGTTATGGTTGTTGTTAGCTGGTGTTGTTAAGAATGTAATTTGTGTGCCTAAGTTAAAATCGTCATACAACTCTATGTTGTCATTGTCAACAACTTTGACATAATAAACTTGATTGTTTAACAATCCGCCGATAGCAACATTCGCTAATGTGTCGTATGTTACAGGATCACCATTTGAGAATCCATGAGCAGTAATAGCAATTCTACTATCAGTGTAATCAACTGCACCGCCTGCACCGTCAGAACCTGCTAAGAAGTTATGACTAATTGTATCATCAAAGTTAATATCGTTTGCATTTTGCACAGCAGTATTATCTTCAACAAAGTCAATACTTGAGCTACTTGCAACAAACAATTCTCCGCCTAATATGTTTACATAGGCTCTATCTTCAATTGCACTAATCTCAATTTGGAAGCCACTACCTGTGCCGCCTATGTCACTTGTATTAGCACCTAACAAGTCGCCAGCAACATATCCAGTACCGCCTCTAGTTAAGTCAACATCTGTAACAGCACCTGCTGTGACTGTAATGTTAGCTTTTGCACCTGTACCAGAACCTGAAATACTTGTCAATGAAATATTTTCGTAGATTAGACTTCCTGTAGTAGGTGTGTACAAGCTACCGCCAGTAATGTTTGCATTGTCTACACTAACTGCAATACCTTCTCGTGTTTCAGTAACAGCACCTTGTGCGTTACCGTCTGCTGATGTAACAATGGTTCTAGCAGTACCACTTACTGCTTTTGTTGACTCATTGTCTCCTGTGTTCGTAATAGTAAAAGTAGTTGCACTAGGTACACTTAACACAAGACCGTTTTGATTATATGTTTCGTCTCCAGATACAATAACATTAACATTGTTATCAACATTTAAATTATGTGCGCCACTAGTTGTAATAGTTGCAATGTTTCCTGATCTTGCAACATTTGTCACAGTTGCACTTGTAAATGTATAAGTATCGTCACTATCAAGAATTAAGAACTGACTTGAGTTTGAGCTACGCAAGAAGTAGTTATCGATAATTTCACTGCTTAAACCTTTAGATGCAATATTTTCGCCAGAGTCTACACCGTTAATAAAAATGTTCCCTGCACTAACCTCCCACGGATCACCGGTGCTGTCATCAGTTTTATCCCATGCTTCTCCTTGTGTTGTAACAAGAATGTTAAGACTGTTTAAAAAATCACCTTTAGCATAACCGATAGCGCCTGTAACACCTGGTTGTGTAATAGTGTCACCGTCGCTTGCACTTACAGTACCAGACAGTGTAAGTTCTACCTGTTCATATTCTTCTGTACCAATGTCACCTGCTTTCAAGTCAACTGCTGGAATATCTTCGACTTGGTTTAGTCTTGATTGATATCCTTTGGTATTTGTGTTTGTAAACTGTCTAGTGGCAGGAATCAAGTCTGCGTTTAACTGTCCGTTAACATTGAGCTGTACAATAGCACCTGGAACAGCAGCCGAGCTAACTGTTTTGTCAATAAACCCACCTAGTCTGTTTGATAAGAAGCTTCTTACTGCAAGCTGTGTGCTAATACGAGTATCTTTTGCACCACCAATTTCGTTATCACCTAAGTTAACATCTGTTGAAATTTCTTCAATAGCAACATCACTAACACTCAATTTCAATGCATCAAGTTCGTCCACCTGCACTTTGTTTCTAAAGGTAATGTTACCAGTTCTGTTAAACGCTGTAATAAAGTCACCAACTTTAAAGTCACCAAGTTCGTTTGTACCTGATGAGTAGCAACGTCCTGGCAGTTCTTCAAACTGTTCGTATTCTTCTCTAGTGTTACCGCCGTTCTGTGGTAATGCGTTATAATCTGTACCTGAACCTGCATATTCCCAAGTATGTGCAGATGAGTTAACAATACTTGGTCTATGGAACCAAAGTTGTTTCTCTGGCAAGTTTACTAGATTTGTGATACTACTACTACCGTCAGTTGCTGTTATTGAGAATGTAGCTGTACTTCTATTTGTTACAGCACTAACTTCGTTAATACCAATACTTGTGTTTGGTGTATCACTGTGATCTTCTGTAATAGTACTTGTTGCATCAAATTGAATACGAAGAACACTTGATCCAACGGTCACTTGTTCAATACTAACTGTCAATTCTCTTTCAGCAGGAACCCATTTGCTAACAATTGCACTATTATTGCTTGCACCTGTTGTACCTTGAATTGCTCTACCTGGAACAAAGTTATAACTTTCTGCTCCAGATTCTAAGATAAGTTTTTGGTATGTAGTATGCGAAGCTGTAACTTCTTCAACAAAGAATTCTATAATATTTGCTAGAAATTTATGAGTGCCTGTGTTACTAAAGTTGCTAAAGATTGTTGCGTCAAATTCACCACTATCGTCATTTGTTAGTGTAAATTCATTTTCGTCAATTAGTTTGATATAATATGTTTGTTCATTATTCAAACCACCAATTGTTGTATTTCCATTATTATCGTAGATAACTTTTTGTAAGTTTGTAAAGCCGTGACCTGTAATTGTAAAAATTCCAGTTGTTACATTAAGTGCTGTCGCTGCATCAAATGTAGTTTCGTCAGGTGTTGGAATAAAGTCTAGTGTTACATCGCCTTCACTACTCACATCGTTTGGATTTGGAATCGAATCTGGATCTCTAATAATGTCTGTGATGATATCAAATCTACTTTGCACAAAATCTTCAACTGCGGTAGTGATCTGTCCGTAACCTGTGATTTCTGTGTTTGAAAGAGTTGCTGCTTGCTGAATAGCCTTAATAGTTTGTAGCTCTTGACCTGAAATTAAACTTCTAGAACTGTCTGCAATATTCGCTGTAAAATAACTCAAACCTGCGTTTCTTGAATATCTATTACCAGTGTCCCAAGTATCTTTTGCTACTGCTTCAACTATTAGTTTTGTATCACGCAAACATTTACTTTGATCATAGACAAAGTTATACCACATGCCTGCATCAATTTGTTCATTAATATATTTTGTAACTCTTTGAGCAATATTAACTGCACCAGCTGAGTCAATTCCTAATGCATTGTTTGCATCTGCAACAAGAGCAGGTGATGGCCAAGATGTATCTGGTTCGCTTCTTACAATTTCGCCGCCGTCGTTATCAATGTGATCAACAACAACTTGTATAAGTGCTTCTGCTTGTGTGCTTGCTGCTGCACTACCTGCTGTGCCACTTGTATCTTGTGTTTCTGTGTTTCCACTTGAAACTGTGACAGTATTTTCTAATACAACATCACCTATAACATCTTTCAGTCTACCGTATGCAGCAATTGTTTCTTCTTTTTTACCTGTACCGTACTGTGCAGTTGTACCAACAAAATATTGGAATGCAGCATCTCTAGTAAGCAAGTTACCACCGTATGTTAAATCGTAGATAAGTGCATCAATGATTAAAGAAATATCTTTTTCGCATTTAGTTGCATTGTATGTAAAATCTGTTGCAAATGGTGATGTACCTGCAGCAACTTGAACTGCAATCCATGCTGTAACTTCTTTTTTGATAAACTGTTTGTTTGCAAGCAATTGTTGCACAGCATTAGCATATCCTGCATCACTAGCATTACCTGTACCAGAACTTGGTGTTGGATATACAAATGTATCTGCAATTTCTCCAGGAACATCGTTACTACTACCATTTGTAATAATGTCAATTACTTCGTCCCATAGTGCATTTGCTCTACTAATAGCAGTTGCATCAGTAAGTGTTGCAGCGGTAAATGCCTTTGCTTGTGTAAATGATTCTACAGTTTGATCTCTTTGATCATTTATAACAGTGTCACTTGTTCCATTGTAATATTTTATTGCACTTGATATAGTTCTGTAATTACTATTAAACATGATATCATAGCGTATAGAATCTAGAATAAATCTTACATCTCTTCTACATTTTTCTTCATTGTATGTAAAGCCTGCCCATATATTGCTTGTTGCTGCGCTAACTTGACCATTAATCCAAGTAATTGTATCATTAGCAATAGCATCTCGTTTACTCAAAAGAACATCGTATGCTTCTTTATAACCCGGTTCTCTAAATCTTAAAACAAATTCTTCAACTGGTGCTGTTCTGTTTAATCCCACCATTGTAATTGTTTGCTTGCCTTCAAATGCACCAGTACTTGTGACAAATGCACGGTCAAATTCAAACGCCTTCGGTGAATAGCCAGATGAACGCAAAGCATATAAACCAAAGTTTGTAGCAGAGTTGGTAATCGAACAATATCCGCCTGATTGTGTATAAACACCGTTAAGTAGGAAGATTTGGAAACAGCTAACGATCTGTGCATAAGCATCGTTTAGTAGTCGCCAACCTGTACCACCAAACGAAAGCATGGTATATGCGTTAGCAACCATTGATTTACCTTGTTCAGGTATAGCACCAATAACTGGATTCTCAGCTTCAATATTATATTGGGGCACATTGGGGCTGTTAACCAATGCACCGTCAATCTTAGCACCACTACCGCCTAAGAACGAAATAATCGAACAGTTCTGTGTATACGGAGATGTAACAATAGTTGGTTTTGTATTTGGCAAGTTTGTATATTCAGCACGGTCGGTTACATCAGTAGCATCAGGATCGTCAAATGTTGTAGCATAGTCCCATGTGATCAACGGAACAAAGTTAGCGTCAACACCATCTCTAAAGGTAAATTCACCAAAATAACATGCGTTTCTTACACGCAACATGTCAAGGTTAGCATTAGCAGGACGAATAATACATCCACGCAAACCGTCACCTTTGATAACAACGTTATCTGGAACAATAATCGGGTTGTCTTCTGTGTAATCACCAACCGCAACTTTAATATTAACACGAGTATTTGTTAGTGTACCGTCTACATTATAAACAATAGCACTTGCAAGTTGACAGGCTCTCTTAACAGTTTTAACCGGAGCAGTTTGTCCATCGTTAGTGTCGTCGCCTTTTTCGGCACTAACATAGATAACATTACCACCAAACAAGTCTGAATCAACAAATTCTAATTGTCCTGTAGCATCTGTTCTAAGTAATTGACCTTTTGTACCAGCAGTCAGAGGCAAAGTAAGATTGTAGCTAGTAGGAAGGGTATCTGGTGCTTTTAAACTAATTCCGTCTTCACCAGAAGCAGTAAGTTCTCTAAATGTAATGCTAGTTGCATTTTCCATGTCAATTGCTTCTTTAATGTTCATACCTTCGTTGGTAATTGTCATCTTTTCTGAGTCATTGACTGTAAATGAAATTTCAGCTGATGTACTGTCGCCAGCATCATCTACTTTAATTTCACTGTTATTTTCAAAAATTCTTTTTGTAATATCTTGAACTGTGTTGTCATCACGCAGTAGGAATACTTTACCGTCTGCTGTGTTAATTGCCAATTCACCTGATTCAAGTTGAGAAACTATAGGCTGTTTTCCAGCCACACTACTACGCTTGTGTCTAATCTTTGTTGCCATTAAGGCTGCCTCCTATTTAGGTACGGGTCAAGTTAAAAACGCCCAAACTACACGATAGAAATCGTTGTATAGTTATTTATCACAGGAGTAAAATGGCGGCTTAGAACTCGCCGCCATCTATGGTATCTGTCCAAATTGGTGTGTCATCGCCTGAATCTGTGACAGTTAGTATTTGGAACGATGTGCTAATATCGCTGCTGCCTGCTGCATCAGTAACTAGTAGTTGATTAGATCCATTACCGTATACAATACCATTTGTAACAAAATTACTGCGTCCAGTACCACCATACTGTACTTCTAAGTCAGTTGTAAGTGTTAGTGTTCCCACTTCTGCATTTGTAACAGTAATTTTGTTGTTAATACTATCGATGATCTCTGTACTATCATCTGCAAAAACACTTCCTCTAAATCCAGATGCATCCAAAATACCAGTTACAGTTAAGTCTTCGTCAACCTGTAAGCTAGTTTTAACAGTTGCTAATGTTTCACTTAATCTAAATTTTTCAGTAACAGCACCTGCAGACATTGTGCTAAACACCATGTCAAAGTCTTCTTGTGTACCTGTTATATCTTGTACAATACTATCAATTTGTCCACCTGTTTCAAAGTTGGCATTTGTTGTTTCAACTTCAAATTTCATACCAACACCAACACCTGCAACTGGTGTACCGCTTACACTATGATGAGCCAGTGTTACTGGATACACAATGTCATCTGCTGCACTATCTGGTGCATTTGAAACAATTTTGAAATCATCAGGTGTTTCGATTGTGCCTGCTTTAATCAATAACTTATCAGTGTACAAATCTGTTAATTGCAGTGTTCCAGTTGTATCACCACCAATAAATCCTTGTACAAATACATTTTCAGCAACACCTACACCACCTGCAATTGTTAGTGCACCTGTGTCGAATCTGTAACTAGTGCTGGTGTTTGCAATATCAACTTGTACTGTAGAATCAATATCTAAATCAGTGTTTGTTAACAGCATTCTTTGAGTGCCATTTGTGAAGAATTCTAATTGATCTTCATCCGAACCTGGTGTTGTTTCAGGTCTTATAAATGTGTCTTGGTCAACATCTTTTACGCCACCTAGTGATCCCCAGTTACTGCCATCGTATCCTTCAAACAAATTATCTTCAGAATTGAAGCGTATTTGACCAGTTGCTGCTGCTGTTCTTTCAGCAGTAGTACCAACTGGCAATTGAATGCTTGCAGTACTGTCAAAAATGAATATTTCATTGTTGAATGTGATTGTACCAGTACTTGCACCTATTGTAATATTATCAGCTGCACCAAATGCTTCAATAGTTTGAATGTTTTCATTTAACAATGTAAATGTACCACTATCAACTCTTGTGCTAATACTTGTGCCGTTAACTTCAAGATTGTTTTCAGCAATAATATTTCGTTGTGCAGTGATATCCAATCCTGCAAACAGTGATTTTTCTAAGCCAATACCGCCTACAACTTGCAATGCACCTTCTGTAGGAGCAGTTGCTTCTGATGTGTTTGCAATGCTTACAAACGGAGTCCCACCAATTGCAATCTCTTCACTGCCGTTAGTTGTTTTGACATTCAAGTAAGGAGATGATGCTTGTCTAATTGTAAAAGATTCTGCTGTATTATCAGGAATATTAAAGTCTGCATCACCTGAAACATTTAATGTATCTAGTACAGCATCGTCACCAAATGTTAGTGAACCGTCAACTTGCATGTCTCCTGTAACAAAAACATTGCCGTCAATACCCACACCACCTGATACAACCAAGGCACCTGTTGTTGCACTTGTTGATTCAGTGGTATTTTGAATTTTTACCACTGGATTTGCACCAAACAGCACTTCTTCTGTGCCGTCAGTTGTATTCAATTTAAAATAACTGTTTGCACCTTCTAGTATTTCAAATGCACCTGTAGTAGAATCATATACATTGTATGTTGCATTTGCATTGACTGTAAGTGTGTCTACAACACTATCATTTGTACCAATAGTAACACTACCGTCAACATCAAGAGCTCCATTAATTAATGTGTCATTATAAACTCTTAAATCACCTCTTACATTGAGATTTTTCTCAATGCCCATACCGCCTTCTATCACCAGTAAACCGCTATCTGGGCTGTTTGATTGAGTAGTGCCTTCAAATGTTATACTTGTTATAGTATCGTCTAAACGGAATGCTGTTGTGCTTAGATTCATTCTTTCTAAGCCATCAGTAACAAAACTTAGTTCATTTTCGTTTGAACCTGGAGAGCTTTCTGCTTCGATGTATGTGTTACCATCAACATCTCTAACACCGCCTAGTGTGTTCCAAGCAATACCATCGTAGCCTTCAAAAATACCCAAGTCTGTGTTGAAGCGAATATAACCTTCTTCTGGTACACTTCCTCTTTCACCTGTTGTACCGGTTGGTATTTTCATATTATAGCTACTAGTAAATCTAATGTAATCATTGTTAACAATAAAGTTACCAGGTACAATACCCGAACTACCAAGTTGAATTTCTGTAGCATCACCGAACGCATTAACTGTTCCGGCAGTGTCATTAAACAAGCTCAAGTTTGCACTATTAGTGCTAACAATACTACCTTCAAAGAAAATATCTCCGCCGACGTTTAAGTTTTTACCAACACCTAAACCGCCGCCTACAACTAAAGAACCGTTGGTTTTATCTGTACTTTGTGATGTATTTAGAATTCTTATAACAGGCACATTACCAAATGCAACTGTTTCTTGTGCATCTCTAGTATCTATAGTAATGTAATCTTCAGTGTTCATTGTAATGTTGAACGCTTGTTGTAACTCGTCAGGTATAGTAATATCAACATCACCAACAATAGTTGTATTTCCACCTATATCTAGTGATCCTCCAACTATAACATCATGCCTAATTTCTGTGGTGCCCACTCCGTTAGCACCAATCGTTATAGAAGTTGCGCCGCCTGCAAAGTTTACAAAACTCGCATTGTCGTTGACAAGATTAACTATAGTAGATGTAGTGGTAATGTCGCCGCCGTCTACTGCAATATCCTGTTCAAATACAACATCAGCTTCAACAGTTCCGCCTGTTAGCTTATTTAAATACCTATTTGTCAAGTAGTTTACAACTGCTGTTTGAGTTGGAACAGTATTTTGGTCTGCTGCACCTGTGCTTGCTGTTAGGTCACTGTTGTTACTAACTTCTTTAAGTTCCACACCTACAGGAATATTAAATCGTCTGAATGGTCCAATGGCAGCAATACCTGATAGATTGATTTCTTCAGCGTTAAGTGTAATAGATCCTGTAAGTGCATTAACATTAAAATAGTTACCAACTTTAAAGTTACCAATTTGGTCAACAGTACCGCCGGCAAAAACTTTACCATTATTAGTTTCAACAAACTCGTTTGCTGCTATAGGAGATCCACCAAAGAATGGAAGAGCATTATATGTAATACCTGCGCCTACATATTCAAATGCATGACCCGAAGTACTAACTGTACTTACTCGTTGCATACTGCCAAGAGTACCCTCTTGTACAGCCACTATACCTGGGAATAATGTAAGGTCTGCAACTCCACCGTATTGTGCATTTAACAATCTAATACTTTCGTCTTCGATAGCTTGTAAGTCATTAAGTATAGTTGTTCTTTGTGTTTTTACAAGAGATGTAAGTCCTAAGTTGTCATAGTCGTGGTCAATTTCATATGGAAGATATGTAGTGCCGCCTAGTAGTATAACATCAGCAATCTTGTTTACCATATTATTTGCATATGCTCCAGAAGTTGCACTTCCTCCTATTGTTCCATAAGTTTGCGTTTCAGTTGTACCAGATGATGCTGTAACTTTTAGGTTTTGAGCAACACTTTCTAACACTTCACCTAGGTGTCTGTAAGATAGTTCTGTTATCGATTCTTGTCCTGCAATGACTGCATTACTGTAATAGGCTTCTGCTGCTCTACGTGTTTGCTTGTTACCGCCAAAGAGTGTATCATAAACTGCTGCATCTACTATGTATGCAGTATCTCTTTCACATTTTTCAACATTGTAGCTAAAAGAAATAATATTATCGGTAATAAACGTAATAGTGTCTGATTTTATATTTTCAATATTATTTTCTAAACTATTACATACTTCATTTAATCCAAATTCGATCCAATCTGTATCTGGATTGCTATTTGATGGAGTAGTTTCTAAACCTGTTGAATCGCTAATAGCAGTAATAACAATATCAAATAATGCTCCTACTTCTTCACTTTCTGCAGATGAACCATATAATCCTGTTAGGTTTTGTGGTTCAGGATTTCCTGTTTCAGGAACAACTGCTGCACCTTGTACGACTTGTATTGCTACATCACGTAGATGTTCAAGTGCATCTTGAGTTTCTCCTGTTTGTCCATATATTTGTATTACTCCATCGTCAAAGTAAGATCTAGTGGCTATTAGTACACTTCTGTTGCCTAAATAAAGAACATCGTGAGTAACAGCATCAATCAAATATCCTGTATCTCTTCTGCACTTTTCTTCACTATAACTGAACCCATTTAGTACTGTGTTGATGTAGTTAATGTTATCGTCTAATATTGCAGTTCTGTTAGTTTCTATTAAGGTTTTGCTTGTTAAAAGATTAGAAGTATTCCATGTATCGTCTAATGCTTCGTCGGCTGGCAATAACTCTAAAGTATTTGCTTTTACTACATCTCTAATAATATTAGCAAGTTCTGTTGATTTATTTGCTTCTTCACTTGATACAAGTCCAGCAGATGTATCTTGCCCCGAGTATGCTTCAAGTAAAACATCATATGTGATAAGACCAAGTTGTTCCATAGCATTGCCTGTAGCAGTCCTTTGGTCTGCTGGAAGTTGACTTGTAGTACCAACAAAATATGCTTTTGCTGCTTCTTTTGTTGCAAGATTTGTGTTATAGTTTAGGTCATGACTTATAGCATCGATAATATAACCTAGGTCTCTACGGCATGTAGCTTCATTATATACCAATGTTGGTTCATTAGCTCTAATCCATAATATAACTTCATCTTCAATAAGTTTTCTATTGTTTTGTACTTGTATTCTAGCATTTGTATGATCAATATTATTACCAGTTGATGTCCATGTTAATGCATCAGCATTTGCAGATCCATTGGTTAAAATATCTATTACTTCATCAAATGCTGCACTTACTGCTGTGATACTCGGACTGTCTGATAATACAGCTAATGTTTGTGTTTTTAATCTTGTAACTGCGGCTATAGTTTCCACCAACTGATCCGAAATAACAACACTTGATTGAGCTCTACGATATGATAACCCATTTAATACAGCCCAATAGTTTGTTCCTAATGTAAGATCTTTTATTATACCATCTAAAATTAATCCACTATCTCTTCTGCATTTTTCGCTGTCATAGATAAAATATTGGTTGTTAATATGTAATACTGTTTCTTCTATTAAAAAGTTTTTATTATCTTGTAAAAGTCTTGCTGTATCTATTCTTTCTTGACTTGCAGGAGTTGGTGACGGATAAGTTGTACCTTCGCTAGGTTCAACATCGTATTCTACAATGTTAAAAAAGTTTTCAAAACCTTCTGTTATACGAGTTGTAGCTGTAGCATTTGTAGTAACATATGACAATGCAGTATCTCTAACATATCTCATTGCCATTATAGTTGCAGGGTTTTGATTTACATTAAAGTAGTTTGCTGTTGCTCTTTTGTATGCTTGAGCAGCAACTATCATATTATGATTAGTTCCTAATCTTGCATCTCTTAAAACAGCTTCTAATATTAACTCAACATCTCTTTGACACTTATCTTGGTCGTAAGTAAAAGCTGGATAGTTTGCAAGAACAAAATCTGTTGTTTCTCTACCTAATGATTGTCTTGAACCATATACTGTTATACCTGCAACTTCTACATCATTTGATGCCCAAGTTAAATCTGGTAACACTTGAGTTTCAAGATTGTCTAGATCTCCATCATTAAGAACATCTATTATTATTTGCACTAAAACGGAAGCTAAGTTTGCTTGTGTACCTGATGCTGGAGCACCAGTAGTATCTTGAGTTTCATCATTTCCATTAGATCTAACAACTGCTCCTTCAAGTATAATTTGACTTACAACTGTTTGCAATCTTTCATATGCGGCTATTGTTGCAGTCACTTCTGCACTGTCAGTTCCTAACTGGTTTACTGTACCTACAAAATAAGATTGAGCACATATTCGAGTTGCAGAATTGCCGCCATACATAATATCATATGCTAGTGCATCAACAATATATCCTACATCTCTTTTACATTTTCTTTCATTGTAGCCATTACCATTATCGTAAACGCTAGGATAGTTTACATTAACATATGCTGCTATTTCTTCTTGGATAAACTTTCTATTTGCTACAAGTTGTCCAACTGCATTTGGTAGATTTGAACTAGCACCAGTTGGTGTTGGATAACTTAATGTATCTGCGTTAGTGATGTTTACATCGATTTCTTCTAATACATCAACTTTGATTGCAGGCATATTATCTTGCCAGTTATTAAATGCGTATATAAGATTTTGATCTGTAATGTGAGCTATACTTGGCTCTGTTAGTGTTGGTAAAGCCGAAGTACTACCTGCTTCAAGAACGTCTATTACAATTTGTACTAATGACCCTACTTCGTCAACTTCAGACGATGATGCTGGATTTGTAGTTACTTGCTGACCTGAATATGTTTCTAATATTATGTTTTGCATAATATTAATCAATTCGTTATAAGCATCAATAGTTGCTGTTACTTCGTCTGTGCTTCCTAGTTGACTTACTGTTCCAACAAAGTAAGCATCGGCTGCTCTACGTGTAGCAAAGTTGCCTCCGTATTGTACGTCAAAACACACTGCATCTGTAATAAACTTTACATCTCTTTCACATGTTGCACTATCGTATGTTAAACTTGGGTAATAAGTTGCAATCCATGTTGTTAACTCAGAAGCAATATAATCTCTGTTAAGTTGTAGTAGTTCTCTAGCGTATCTTTTGTTTACATCAACACCAGGATCTGTATATGTTATTGCATCTACTACATTAGCATCTTGACTACTATCAGCATTAGAAATAATATCAATAATTTCATCAAATGCAGCTTCACTTCTAGTTACTGCTGTGTTGCTTAATGTCATATATGTATTTGAGGCAATATCTTTCATGTATTGATATGTGCGAATAGTTTGTTGGAACTGGCTGCTTAAAACATATGCACTTGGTGCCCTTTGATAACTCAATCCTGTTGTTACTGCATTATAGTTAGTATTAAGTATAACATCCCACGCAACACTATCTACAACATATCCAATATCTCTTTCACATTTATCTTTATTAAAGTTTAAGCCTGCAAAAATATCCAAAAACTCTGTAAACAAGTTATTAACACGAGTTACTGCTGTTGGTGATCCTGAAACAGCACTAATAGCTAAAATACTATCTCTGGTATTTTCAAATGTTGCTTTTGAAACTTCATATTGAATATCTGACGAAACTTTACTAGCATTTGCTCTCGCATAACTTAGTGCAGCAAATATTGTTCTAACATTACTTCCTGTTGCAAGATCGTAACCTATAGCTTCAACTAATAGTTCTGTGTCTCTTTCACATTTTGCTTGATTGTATGACAGATTAGAAAACTGATTAGAAATATAGTTTGTTAGTTCGTTAACTATAAAATCTTTATTTGCAACAATGTTATCTGCTGCTGCTCTAGTACCTTCGTCTACTAGTGTATTAGTTCCTAAATCAATGTCAGGTGCAGCAGTGCTATCTCCTTGATTTAGATAAGACACTATTTCTGCAAAACGTTCTATTATAAAATATCTTGCATCTTCGTTAAGTGGGTCACTGTCAGGTATACGAGCAAGCATTTCGTCTCTAGCTGCTTCAATGCCATATATAGTTGGAGCAAGTTGTGCTGCAATAACTTTATTTGCTCTTGCACGTAAATAGCTTCTACCAGCTGCTAACGATTGATAGTTTGTTCCTAATGCTAAATCTCCAACTACAGCATCTACAATACGTCTAACATCGCGTCTACATACTGATTCGTTGTATATAAAAGGTTGTGTGGTAATATTAGTATTTGTTACATAGTATCCTTGTGAATCACCTTCAAAAGTTATTATACTACCAGTCTGAGGTATATCTCTTAATCCGTTTACAGTAATAACTTGATTAGTCACAAGATTAGCAGTAGCAGTTGCAATAACATCATAGCCGCCGCCAACTAGACTAACATTTGGCACTCTATCATAACCACTACCTTGATCTGTAATAGTTATAGCGGTAATTTGTCCTGTTGTAGCGTCTAACGATGCTGTGCCTGTAGCTGTAACACCATTTATATCACCTAGTGGCGGATCTATTACAACAGTCGGTGCAGTAGTATAGTTAGCACCAGTATTGTTCATAGTAATACTACCCACACTTGAATAATAATCTTGGATTGGTCTAGCGGTGGTAAAGACTTTGTCAAATACACCGTCTGCAATAATAGCATATGTACCAAAGTCACTAACTGAGTTTGAAATACTTAGATAACCACCTTTGGTTGCTTGGAAGCCAACTCTTGTAAAAACAGAGAAGCAGCTAACAATCTGTGTATAACCTTCGTTTGTAATATGGAACCCAATACCACCTTGTGCAATTTGTGTAAATGCATCAGCAACAAAAGATTTGACTAAGCTGTCAGGATGATATTGATTGCCATCAACTAGCATACCGTTGCCGCCACCTGTGGTATTAACACGTTTACCTAAAGGAACATTTGGATCATTTTCAATAGGTCTAGCGCCAGGGTTTACACCTTCAATTTGAACAGTTTCAAAAGGTATAAATTCAGTACCGTCATTAAGCCAAGGACCGTTCATGTTAGTGCAGTTTTGTACATATGGTGAAACAGTTACAAGTGCATTTGGTTTAATCTCAGCGCACCAACCTGGATCACGCAATGCTCTAAATGTAAGTTGGAATAGATAACATGCATTATCCATAAAAAATATTGTTTGTGTATTATTTTTTGGATATATTTGTGTATTACGTAAACTATCACCTCTAACTGTTTGACGAGCTTTAAGAGTAATAGGATTTTCTTCATAGTAATCTCCAGGAGCAACTTGTATAGTTGCACCAGCAGGAGCAGCATCAACTGCTGCTTTTACAGTTCTTTTTGCCTGTCCTGGTCCAGCACCTGTTCCTGTATTAGAATCATTACCTTCTAAGCTAACGTAGTATACAAGTTGGTTTGTTGCGCCTGGACTATTTCCAGTAACATTTAAGTTTCCATCAATCCTTACTTCTTTACCTGCTAACGGTTTTATGTCAATGCTACCATCAGCATTTAATACAAAAGACTGATCTTTAACTTTTCTTTCGTGTAATATCTGCTTCTTTAAATACTTCATTATACTTCCAAATAACTAATAGTTGCACTAAGTTTGTCATCGTCGGGGCTGTTTAATATCACCCTATCACCTTCTTCTAATATTAATCTTTCAACATTAAAAGTAAATGTTTCTTGCGCAGGTAATGAAACATTGTTCAATACTAGATTGGTACTTGACTTAACTCCACCAGATCCTTTAATAACATACATATTAAAAGAACTGTCGTTTATACTATTAGTTGATGTTCCGTAGTTACAAACTAGTAAGGTGGTTATAGCATACTTTTTACCAGCCGGAACTGATAATGCAGTTGTATCTGTTGATAGTATTAATACGTTGTTTATTGCCATAATCTAATCCTTTAAAAAATAATACTGTAGAGTAATGCTTTGTTCCTACTAATAAGTTCGTCGTTTGTGCTATTTTCGTTTATAAAAAATATACCAGTTCCGCCGTCAGCCTCGCTTTTAGAATATAACTTAACTCCATCAGAAGGTGCTAACGGATCTGTTATTTTTTCAAATTGAACAGGAAAGTTTGTTATAATAGAACCTGTACCGTTTGCAGATATCCTTGTATCACCATTTAGGTTTGTTGTTCCAAAGTTTCCTGTTGAAAACTGATAGTCAAATATTTCAGCAAATGCTGTTTTAAACGATGCATTGATTATGCCATCAATACTTATTTCAACTTTACTAATAGCTTGGGCAGGATCATCTGCATCATATGCTGTAACTCTTGTATCTGAGTCTTGTAAAGCAGCAATCCTATCTGAATAGTTAAATGCAAGATAACTTTTAACATAATCTTTAACACTACGAATATTTGGTATAATATCATCATCAACCGGTTGTGCTAATCTGTCTGGTGTGCTTGGATTATATATGATTAAGTTAGTGCCAGCATCGTATTGAAAAATTTGTTTTTCATAATCAGTAGTGCCTGTTACACTTACATACCCTGTTCCATTTTCACCAAGTAAGTACAGATTTTCGTTAGGATCTGCTTTAATACTTGCAACATGTATACCTACAAGATTTCCATTAGCCTCAGCAAAACTAAATGCTCCGGGCTGTGTATCATTGCCACCTGCATCAATAGTAGTTAGACTTTCATTCCACAGTAGTTGTGCGTCTGTTAGAGAACCACGATCAATAATTAAACCAGCAGTTGTAAGACTAACACCTGCGCCAGTCTCGCCGCTATTAACTGTGATAGTGTTATCAGAAACAACCAAATCTGACGAACCAACTGTTGTTGTTGCACCTAATACATTTAAGTTACCATTAATAGTAACTGTACCTGTGCTATCAACAGTATCAAAAGTAAAGTTTCCACCAGGGGCAATCCTTACTTTGTATTCGCTAATCTGATCATACTGCTCTAACTTTAACATCTATCTCTCCTTAGATAGCAGTTAATCTAAGTAGCGATTCAGTTGAGTCGTCTTCTACAGTCCATGTATAACGATTGTTGTCATAATCTACCGCTGTTCTATTGAAAAGTTTTTTAACTGCAATAGCACCGCCGCCTGCGCCGATTCCAATAAGCTGTGCTTCGTTGTCAGCACTTGGTGCAGCTTGTACTAGTCTGCATACTGCTGTTGTAGATCCTGCATCGTTTGAACAGTTAAACTTATTTGTGCCACGTTGTGATAAAATATAACCTTCAATTAATGATGTACTATAAAATCTGATTGGTATTTTTGGTGTTGCTCCTCCGGTTACACCGAAGTATCTTTTATTTACTGGACGTCCCATTGTTTTTTCTCCTTTGTTGACGTTCTAAGTCTACGCGGTGGGTACCGCATAAGTCCTCAAAGAGGTTCTCCTCTTGACATAAGTATTTATCCTTTTCGTAAAAATGGGTTATAATGTCCACAAAAAAAGGCCTGCTAAAATATAGCAGACCTTTCTCTAATAATATGATAGGTTGGATTAAGGATTACCAACAATCGCCTTTGTAGATCCTTCCATAAAAGCGAAGCCTAGCATCGGATAGTTACTTCCAAAAACACATCTTCAAGTCTCCTTGCTCATGCGCTGTCACTACAACTACTAGCCAAGTTACTGCCTCTACCAAGCAGCGTTTCCTTGCACTATCTAACTCAGACCGTCGTCTTTGTTATGTTTATAATATAGCAAAAGAATACACAGAGGTCAACCACTTTTTTATTTTTTTTCTATTAAATCTATTGCAACACTAATTCTTTCATTATCAGTTTTGTTTATAGTTGTTGAATGTAATAACCAGGCTGGAAAAAATACAATCTGTCCTGGTATTGGTTTTATTTTGTATATACTTCCTTGATCAATCCATCTACTTGCATCTATTGCTGGATTAGGACTATAAAGAGCAAGATCTCCATCTTCGCCATTAGTTTGCACATAGTAAACACAGGATATGTCAGCATCTCTGTGATTGTGAGGTGTTATTACTTCTCCTGGTAACGTTTTGGTTATCCAAGCAGTGTCTATCTCAAAATTTAAAATCTCACTTTGCACTTCATTTAGGTACTTTGATAAATGTTTTTGCATAACTGATTTAAAAAACTCAAAATCTCCATGCTCAAAAAAGTTATCATACAAGTGTGTAATCTGAACATCGCTTTCTAATCCAAAATCACTGCCTTTGATAAAATCAAAATCTGTGTTTAACATTGTTTGTTCTATTAAAGTTTGTTCCTCTATATCTACTTGAGATACATATATAGGAACTGAAAATATATTTTGTTTCATTTTACAATCTCTTTTAAAAAACTTGCTGTTTTTTTATGCCATTCTGGTCCAGGATGCTCGTTATCCAGTGCTTTGTAATCGTTAGTGTAAGGATTTTGATAAAAGTTTATATCTTTTAATTCTTTAAGTTCAATGTTTCCAAAGTCTACACAAGTTTGTATTGTATTTTTGTGTAGTTTATCAAGTGTTTTCATATAATATAAAGTTTTATATTTAGAATCAAGGTAATCTAACTTAGAATCTTCTTTTAAATAAGACTGATAAAAACTAATATTATCTATATTAGGATTTAAGTTAGTTCCATGTATATTTTGATAAAACAAAAATCTTGAATAACCAGTCCACATAACAATAATAATATCATTTTTTTGCCATTGATCGCAATCGTCTATTATATTTTGGAATATTTTTTGATTACTATTGCCGCCAGCGCCTTTGTTTTTGCAAATCATTCCTAACTCAGTTGATAAAATACTTGGCCAACTGTATTTGCTTGTTTTATATTCGTCAAAATCCCAATCGTTGTTTTCAAATATACTGTTATCTTCTAAACACGAACCTTGTGTCCAACTACAACCATATGTCCATAGTGTTTTCATAAAACTATATATCACAAAAAAAGGCCCCGTAGGGCCTTTTTTATTATTATAAAAAATATAACTTAGCTGAAGCTTAGGTTACCTGAAGTAACTTCTACTTTTTCTAGGTAGTCAGCTGCGTTACCAAGTGACGAAGCTGTGTTTGATAGTTCCACATAACCGTAACGAGTCATGAAGCTCACGACTGGCTCGAATGTATCTGGATCTAGAACAACACCACTGCTCATTAACGGAATGTATGGGCAGTAGAACGCTGCTGCGTCTGATTCTGATGAACCTTTGTAACCAACAAGTACATCGTCGTCGTCTGCATATGTGTTAACATAAATGCGCATTGCGTTGTTTAGTGTACCAACCATTTTTGTGTTTGTTGGTGCTTCAAATGAACCTTCAGTTGTACGTGCAAACGCTGAAGTTGTTGCTGATTGTAGTACAGTTAAGATTGCTGGTGATACAACTGCCCAGTTACCTGCACCACGGCGTGTACGCTGTGCAATGCGGTTTGCTGCACGGTTAACTAGAACCGCTAGTGCTGCATGTTCGTCACCGACGAATGTTGCTGTACCAGAAACTGCTGCTTGGTTGTATGTATCTGTACCTGTGCCTGCTAGTGTGCTTAGGCTACGTAGTACTTCTTGGTCGATTTCAGCAGTAATCTCTTGAGCAAGTGCTGCCATGATTTCTGCTTCTACGTCGATACCATGCTGTGACTGAGCGTCTTGAGCTGCTTCGAATGTCCAACGTGCGCTTAGTTTGCGTGATTTGGCTTCGACTGTTTGCTTTAAGATCTGAATGCTTAGTCTGTTACCACGAGCGCCTTCAAGTGCTGATGTTGCTGCTGCTTTATCGTCAGCTGCACCAGAATAACCTTCAGCAATTTTGAATGGGCTAAGAGCTTCATCACCTGCTGCGGTATCTGTTCCACTTGATGAGTTGAATGCGTCTGCATAACGAACTCTCAATGTGTGGATTTG